GCGTAATACTCCCGCCGGATTATTCCGTGCTGCGTGCTGCGCTGCGTGCCGTATGGGCTGCGTTGCTGCGCTGCTGCGCTGCGTAATACTCCCGCCGGATTATTCCGCATATCCAAAAAGAAAAGCACCACCAGGTGGTGGTGCTGCGCTACTGCGTGCTTTAGAATGATAAAAGGTTTAAATCAGAGGGGAGAAGAACGGAACTCACAAGGGATTTTTCCATTGCTTTTTTAGCCTTTGTAAAATGCTTTGCTACAAAGCTTTGTGAGCGGTTTATTTGCTTTGCTATCTCTTCTTGTGTTTGTCCATATATCGCGCTTGCAATTAATATGTATTTGTCGATTTTATCCAACGAAGAAAGCGCGCTTTCCATATTATAGTCAAATTCGCTTTCCGTCTCCATAAACAACGGCGTTCCGCTTTCCGTCTCCGTCTCCGTTTCGTTTACAACGTGATTTTCGATATAATCTCCGTGCACTTCCTTTTCGCTTTCGATTGACACGGCGTTTAAAGTGTCCGCTTTTCTTTCCCGCTTGTGCAGATAACGCCCGGCGGCGTTCCGTGCTTCTTTTCGGATGGTATCTGTATACTGTTCGCCGTTGTGGGAAGCAATCACCAGGGCGGCGTCTTGTAAACTATCGAGGGCGGCTTCCATGTATTCCGGCATGGATCCGGATTGACTGTATAAGTCAACGCCGTATTGATTGATATGGTAATAAATAACATTGTGTGCCTGTGCCTGTTTGTCTAAGTAAACATACTTGTTCGCGTTGCTGTTTGCGGGGGAACAATAGCAATTTGCAATTCGTTTTGCTGCTTTCGCGTGTTCCCTTGCGCTTTCAGTTTTCTCTGCTTGTGCTGCGATCTGTGCAGCCTTTTTATTGCGCTGCAAGGCGTTCTCTATCTCTGCCGTTGTGAGTGTTTTCTTAAAAGAATCGCGGTGAATCTCCGTTGCAGCTTTCGCGCATGCGTTTGCGGTGGTATACAATCGGATAATATCATTTTTATTGATTATTTCCCCGATAGCGAAAGCTTTTCTTTCCGTTGTGTTTGTGTTTGTGTTCATGATTTACCTCTTTCTGCCGTTGTACGGCTCATTTTTATTTGTGGGCATATCCCACCCACGTGGAATAGTATAGCACCGTGGATTTCATATGTCAACAAAATTTTTGCAATTTTCTAAATTCATTTTTTGCGCTTCATCAATTACGGGGATTTACAAGCCGAAACCACGGGTATATATGGTATTAATTCTTCTAAATATTTATAATATAATAAAATGACCTTCTTCCTACGATCTCACCAACCCTCAACTTTCACACCTCTCCCTCCCAATCCAAAGCCGTTGAATGTAGTTTTACGAACCTCTAAATACGTTGAAAAATAAGGGTTTATTGATATCCAAAAAGAAATCAAACACCTTTGTTCCCAGATCTCAAAATTTTATTAGACCATTTTTAAAAACAAAGAAAACTCCATAACTCCCCTACTTTTTGGTACATACATTTAAAAAACGAAAGACTGACGATATTGGTATATATTTTTAAAGAAAATCTATAAACCCTATTTACAGAATAGAACAAATGTGCTATACTGTTATCAGTGATAATATAGCACTATCCAAAAGAACGAAGATGGTTCTCAGAAGAGCCAAAGCCTTACCTGAGAGTACCCATCGGGAATTAAAAAATATTTATATATATTCCTTTTGGATAAACACTCCATACATACACCATGTCAACCATTTGGACTCACTCTCGTCGCTGTAGTTGACCCTGCCGGCCACTCGGACTCACCGTCAGAAAAGTGGTCTGAAACTACAAAAAGTTATAAAAATTTTTTTTAGAGCTTGTGAGCCTTGATACACAACGCTTCCTGTTCCTGCCTCCTTATAAATAGAAATTATATTAGAAGAGGCTCTATCCAGGTTTCTTGGGTGGCGTGCGTTATACCAGTTGTTATCAGAGGTAGATTGAGAGTGTACAGGGAAATACTGTGTAGCTCGACCTTCGATTGGTGTCCAATAATACGGACTGTGCTGATTCTTATCGCAAAATAGAAAGGACGTGAGACTTATTTTTGGATTAAAAACACAGAATGGTGATGCTGTTGATTAAGGTTTGTGACGCAATCATGGGAAGCGGAAAGACATCGGCAGCAATCGATTATATGAATACACACTATGACCAAAAGTTTATCTTCATCACACCGTATCTGGATGAGGCTAAGAGGATTAAGGATGGATGTCCAAACATTGACTTCGTAGAGCCAAGCGCAAAGCTGTCAACGTATAAATACCAAAAGGGAATCCATACAGCAAAGCTGATCGACGACGGCAGAAATATCGCTACGACCCATCAGGCATTCGCCGGGTACACAAAGGAAATGATTAAACGGATCTCCGAACAGGGGTATACATTAATCATAGACGAAAGTATTAACGTGCTCGAACCGTTTGAATACAGTCCGGAAGATCTTCGCGTCGCCGTTGACGCCGGCCTCGTAAAGTACAATGACGGTGTGTTTGAGCTTGTTAAGAAAGACTATAACGGCATCATGTTCCACGACCTGTTCCGTATGCTGGAATCTAAACAGTTAAGAACGGCAGAGGGGGATGGTGTCGGAATCAAGAAGCAATTGTGCTGGACGTTGCCTAAAGAACTATTGGCTTCTTTTCGAAATATCTTCATCCTTACCTACCTGTTCGAGGCGCAAAGCATCTGCTACCTCCTCAAACTGTATGGTATGGGATATGAAAAGATCGGCGTAGCAAGAACGGCGGACGGCGGATTCAGGTTCGGCAGATATAATGAATATGTTCCTGAATACGTTTCATCAATAGGCGACTATATCCACATTTTGGATAAGAATAAATTGAACGCAATCGGCGACGACGAGTTTTCCCTTTCCGCAACATGGTTCAGAACAAAAGCAGACCAACAGGAGAGACTCAAAAATAATACCGTGAACTTCTTCATGAATATCTGTAAGGAGTCGGCTGCGTCTGAACGGATGTGGAGTACATATAAGGCCGGCTATGGAAAGGTTAAGGGTAAGGGCTATACCAAGGGATTTCTGGAATTCAACGCCCGCGCAACAAACTCATATCGCAACAAAAAGTACCTCGCCTACCTTGCAAACGTGTTCGTCAACTTGAATGAGAAGATGTTCTTCCGCGAGTACGGCGTCGAGGTTGACGATGACCTTTACGCAACGTCCGTGATGATCCAGTGGATATGGAGATCTGCTATACGCGACGGGAAAGAAGTGTATATCTACCTTCCGAGCAGACGGATGCGAAATCTGCTGACGGATTGGATCGATTCTTTGGATAAGGAGGTGAGTTCAATTGCATCATGACGTGAATCAATTGCATCATGGACAAGTGTGTTTGTGCTGTACATTCTGTGAAGTCTGCAGTGAGAGTAAGTATCAGATCGTCTGCGATGACTTCGCTCCATTGGACGAGGAGGTCGAAATCGGGATGATTATTGAACGAGGCGCTCGTGAATTCAAAAGGGAGTGTATGGGCTCGGCCGGCGTCGGTTACCTTTACTGATGAGAATTCATTTTAACAATTAAATAGTAAGGAAGGTGCAAGAAATAAGTAAACAACTTGTAAGCCAAAGGTATGTTTTTAAGATTTGTACCACACGCCTCCGTCGTGCAAAATGGGATCTGAAGCTCCCACTCGAAGAGGCAAGACGAAATGAGGAAATCATTGCACTCGCAGACAGCCAGATCCTTCGTTGGATAGATGAGCTGAATGGGATGACTGATACGGAAACAATTGCAAAACAAATACGTGCAGAAATTAAGCGCGTGAGACGGGAAGAGAACAGCTCTCAGAACAGACGGATAATAAAGAAGCTTTATGCAGAGCTTGACGCCGTTCAGTTCAAACCGGACTATATGTGCCTTATCATTGATAAGGAGAAGGATTATTACAGAGCTTGTAGGGGCTTTAATATTAATGGCATCAGATATAAGAGACTGCTCGGAACAAACGGCGGTATCAAGAACTCGACCATCGTATTCGTCAGCGAACGTTTGCATGATGAACTTGTTAGACGAATAGAAAACGGACGAGATCCGTCAGTCCCCCTCGTCACGGCAAAGCTGGAAGCTTACAAGGCGCTGACCTGCAGTGCGTCCGTCCCGGTTTCAGCGCCGCACGGATTGCTTGTCGTCGACGACGCAGAGACGACATTCTTTGACGACATCGTATATCTCTCGGACGAAAATGACGGAGAGCCGATCATGGAAGAGAAGGATCACGAGCAGATCGTGATGGACGCATCGGACGGATTCGGAATTATGCTTCCTTCGCTCGCTGAACGATGGAGCAGAGAGCTTGGACTTGACTACGTCGCCGGCGGAATGAACACTCGATTTTCTTTCGAGAAGGGAATGGTTTTCACATTTGACTTTCTGGAGTTTGCGCATGATGTGGCCGGAACCTATATCGTGAAGGACGCATGGGGCGACGAGGTTGACGTGAGAGATGTAGACCTGATAATGACAACGTCGATGGTGAAGCTGTACGATAGCTATGAGAGCTGCGCAGACTACCTCTCTAAGTCATACGACAACGGATATACATTCGCCGTAACAAAGACAAGTCCGAAAGAACTGGAATCGGAACGAAACCTGAACTATCAGTTTATCCAAAGCTATGACCTTGACGACGAAGACATCGACGAGCTCATTGCACCAACGGTACGGGAAATCAGAGACGTGCTCGGCGGCGACTGGAAGAAGAGTGTGTTGTTTATGGAGGGATCTGGACTTACGGAGAATACAGTCAGAAGACTTCCGGATGACTTTATGAAGGCTGTGATGATCGAGCCTTCTGTGCTCCGTGATCCATATGTTCAGAATTGCATCTTACGAGCTATCAGGAACAGGATCAACGAAGCAAAGGTTGGTGTGCTGAAGGTTCATGGAAATTATTCCATCGTATCAGGAGACCCCTACCTGCTGTGCCAAAGCATTTTTGGACTGGAGAAGACTGGACTTCTTCGCGCCGGCGAAATCTATAACGAATACTGGGCGTCACAACCAGCGGAGAAGCTTGTGTGCTTCAGGGCTCCTATGACCGCACATCCAAATATCCGAGCAGTTACCCCCGTTCGTAATGACGACGCAAGGCATTGGTATCGGTACATGAAGTCCTGTACGGTCTTAAATGCGTGGGACACGACGACTGCAGCGTTGAATGGCTGTGACTTCGACGGAGACCTTGTAATGCTGACAGACAACGACGTTCTTGTCAGAAAACATAGACCGATGCGCACGCTGATGTGTGTACAGAGGAGAGCGGAAAAGAGAATTTCAACAGACGAAGATTTTATCTGGTCGAATATCGAAAGCTTCGGCAACGAGATCGGGGAAACGACGAACTGGATCACGAGCATGTATGAAGTGAGAGCAGGATTTGATAGAGGCTCAGAGGAATATAAGACGCTGACCTACAGAATCCAGTGTGGGCAGCAGTACCAACAGAATAATTAACTATTGTTCGCGTTTGTCGGAAGGCAGACGAAAAATAACCTTTTGAATTGCCGGAACACCCTAAAGCTCAGATTGCTACAGCGCGGCCATGAAATACAGGCGGACGCGACAGCGGCGAAAGCAGAAAGAAAATCTGAGATGATATATGGTTAAATCCTACGTATTGTATAATGGGCAATCGGCAGCGAAGCCTCGAATAGAGGAACGTTCAACGACTATCCCGGCAGCGGGAGTAGGCATCAAGCGACTGGATGTCGAAGTGGAAGGCACCTATTAGGTGAAGATATAGTCTAAGCTCTGGTGAAAGCCAGAGGGGCGTAATCGCTCGCGGCGTTGGTGGCGCAACGAAACTTCGTTGAAACGATATAAAGAAGGAAAAAGCTAAACAACAAACATAAACCGCAAATACATCTGGCTATAGATAAGGCAAAAGGTATCGTATGCAAACCCATGCCTCGATACTGGCATGACAGAAAGTATCTGAACAAGATAGAAGACGAAGATTTTAGGACTTCAAACAAAGAAATCGTTGCGGCGCGTAAGCCGTACTTTATGATATACATCTATCCTGCATTAAAGAAGCAATACACAGATTACATTAAAGCGACTAACAAGAATGCGCTGCGAGAGTTTCAAATGACGGTCGACGAGCTCAGGTCGATCCCGGCAGATGAGCTTACTGATAGGCAGGCTGAATTTCTGACGTATTACGAATATAGGATGCCGGTTGGTATGAACGACTGCGTGATGAACATTATCTGCAAAAAGATTGAGAGTGAGTTTGATTCTGAAAACATTCGCGACATTCGCGGAGGAGAGTTTGACTACTCCATTCTGAAATGCGGTGCAGAATATACGAACAGACAAGCACAGGCTATTGGCAAGTTGTATGAGGATTACAACAGAAAACTGAAGAGCTACGCCGTGACGATGAGTTCTGAGCGCACAGATAAGGATGAAACTTACTCTATGATTGCGGAACTGAATCGTGAATTTGAAAAGGCTTGCAGTGTGATATGTTCTGACGCGAATGTCTTGTGCGATATACTTCTGGATTTGTGCTACAGGAAGAATTCAACGAAGAGGTTCGTATGGGGTGTGTCTGCACATGAAATTATTAACAACCTCCTTGATAGAAGCTGCGGAATAATTTCATTCCCAACACAGACGTCGTCCGGTGACGAACATGAAGTCTTTCAGTTTGCCGGCAAGAATTTTATACTAAAAACAATCAACCTACGCGAGGGAGATGGTAGCAATAGCGATTGTATTGAATGAAGAAGTATGGGCGAAGGAAGCCATAGAGAACGGCGATATGGGGAAGAAGCCGTATGAGACACTATGCAGAGTTGCAAAGTATTATTTTCATCAGAGCCACACGAAGAAGGAAGTTCGTGGTTTGCTCGATTCATTTCTTCTCAAGTGTAATCCGTCGGCGTCGCTTCCAAAATGGTCGGACACACTTGACTACGCTGTCTCTGCGGCGTCGAAGAGAAAGCTGCTGATAGCAGACAGCATAACAATTACAGAGCCTGAGATCGACAAGATCAAAAGCTTATCCGGCGCACAGCTTCAGAGACTTGCGTTCACGCTTTTATGTCTCGCCAAGTATTGGATGCTTGCAAATCCTAACGGAGACTGGTGGGTAAATAACGACGACAGAGAGATCATGCAGCTTGCAAACATTAACACCTCAATCAAAAGACAGTGCTTGTTGTATCACGATCTACGTGATCAAGACATGATTGGATTTTCGAGGAAGGTCGACAATACGAGCGTGCGTGTTTTGTTTTCAAGGAAAGGAGCGACGGTACTCGAAATCAGAGACTTCAGAAATTTGGGGAATCAGTATCAGCTTTATCTTGGAGATCCAAAATTTATCAGATGTGTAAATTGCGGACTTGTTGTACGTAGCAAAAATATGTCTCCGGACGGCATAACAATGGCCGGCCGCAAACAAAAATATTGCGACCAGTGTGCCGGCAAAAGAATTATCTACACTGGGAACTTGTCTTGTAACGCAAGTTGATCATGCAAAATGTGTTCATTGGAAAATATTTAGGACCGTAACTCGTTGCGGCACAACGAGTTACAGGGATATAATGAGTTATTTTAATGGAGGGAACATATCGTTGCCTCCATTTTTAATTTACAAAAAGGAAGGATTTTACCAGTTGGTATCTATTAACAAACGCGAAAAAGAAGCAATTAAAGAGAATTATCCGAATGCACATATTATGAGAACGGTAAAGCAAAAGTCGAAAAGGCATCACTATTACTGCGAAGAGACTTCCGCTGTTATGGCATTCCTCGAAAACTTCCGGTCGATGGAAGAAAATGAAACGTAAAGGGGAGATTTACAATAGACCTTAACAGACATGAAGGAGAGACAAAAATTGATTATCACAAGCGGCTGATTTACGGCAAGCTCGTGGACAAGACGCTTGCCGATGCAGATTATACGGAGATTGCAGAGCGCCTCTATGGCCAGCCGTACTCAAGCGATGTTGCACGTCGCATGATGTATGGAAGCAGAAAGACACTTGATCTTATCGAAGATGCTGATGCACGGCAGACTATGGATAAAGATATTCTTGCGGAATATGACGAAAAGATTGATGAGCTGAAGAAAGAACGGCAAAAGTTTTTTGATCAGCGTAGAGAGTATAACAAGATTCTTTCAAAAGAAGCGAGAGAGGAGCACTTGTTCGAGTCGCTCTCTGCTGCAGCGGATAGGCTAAACGAGACAGTTGGTGTTGTGTATAATACGGGCAGCATCGTCGTTGACCATCCTGTTAGTGATTTATCAGAGAACGAGGCGGTGCTTGTGTTTTCTGACTGGCACTATGGGATGAAGACCAAGAATTCTTTTAACACATTCAATACGTCTATTTGCAAGAGTCGCGTTAATAGTGTTGCGGAACGAGCAGCAAAAAGAATCAGCCTTCATAATTGCAGACGTCTTCATATTGTAGTTCTCGGCGATTTGTTTCATGGGGCGATCCACACAAGCGCACGGGTTGCGTCTGAGGAGCTCGTATGCGACCAGCTTATGCAGGTGTCTGAGCTGCTTGCACAGACAATTGAATACTTAAGTATGTTTGTTCCTGAGACGATTGTTTATATCACGTATGGGAATCATGCGAGAACGATTCAAAAAAAGGAAGACAACATTCATCGCGATAATATGGAACGGCTTATTCCATGGTGGTTAGGTCAGAGACTTGCCAACTCCGACGACATTCAAATAGAGGGCGAGACCGGGAACGAGTTCCTTTTTGTCAATGCGTGTGGGCATGACATTTGCGCGGCACATGGAGATAATGATTCCGTAAAGGACTCCCCTCGCCTCTTGACAACGCTATTCCACAAACAATACAAGAAGGACATCGAATACATCTTGCTCGGCGACAAACACCATAGAGAAAGCTTCAACGAACTTGGTGTGACTGCGTTGCTGTGCGGTTCTCTGTGCGGCGCTGACGATTACGCGAACAATAAACGGTTATTTTCAGATCCGTCTCAGATGCTTCTGATCTTTAACGAAGACGGGCTGGACGCAGAGTACAGAATTAAGTGTAAATAAAGACGGGCTCATTTCGGAGGTGACGCTGATGGGCAGAAGTACAATAATGAATACGATTACATCTAAAGAATTGCTCGACAGGGTCAACCCGGAGAACAAACAACTCCTCGATGATTTTCTATCTTATCTACGTTCTGTCCAGAGAAGTGAGACTACTATAAACGGATACCAGAATGATATCGAGATTGCGTTCGTATGGTGTTTGCAGCATAACGCGAACAAGTTTTTTGTACAGTGGACAAAACGAAATATCGTTGCTTATCAAAGCTGGCTTCTGAACGACAATAAAAACAGTCCTGCGCGGGTGCGTAGGCTGAAGGCGGCATTGTCATCCATGAGCAATTATATAGAGAATGTGCTCGACGACGAATATCCTGGATTCCGTAACATCATCAACAAGGTGGAAAGTCCTGTCAACACGCCGGTGCGAGAAAAGACGGTAATGACGAATGAGGACGTGGAGAAGCTCCTACAAAGCTTTATTGACAGGAAGAAAATTGAGGCTTCGTGTTATATTGCGCTGGCCGCATATGGTGGGCGGCGTAAGACGGAGATCTGCAGATTCAGACTTGACGACTTTACGGATGAACATCTTGTTTGCGGCGGAAGTCTGTGGAAGAGCGCTCCGATAAAAACAAAGGGAAGAGCCAACGGGAAATATCTTAACTGTTATACTCTCGTAAAAAAATTCAAGCCATACCTTGATTTATGGATAAACGAAAGAGAAAGGCTCGGGATAGAAAGTGAGTGGCTGTTTCCGAAGTCCGGAAATAGCAACGAAATAATTGACGTATCTACTGTAAATAGCTGGATGAACACGGCGAGTAAGATTATGGGCATGAACATATATGCTCATTCATTCCGACACTATTACACTACGATGCTGTCAAACGAAGGTCTCCCGGATTCTGTAATTCAAGAGGTTCTCGGATGGGCGGATATATCTATGGTATCCGTTTATCTTGATCGAAGCACAGAAGATACGCTCGATATGTATTTCGACGAGAACGGAATAAAGGACAGTAAGAAGGCCGGCCTGCAAGATTTATGATAAAAGGGAGAATTAAACGGATGAATAAGACTGATCTAATCTCTAAGGTCACTGCGACCCTAAGAGAAAAGGGAGTTCGGAAAAAGATTCGGTCGCCGAAACATGTATTTCATATTTCTGACGACGACGGTAATTGTAAAGACTTCATTGTAAAAGAAACAAACAAATGCGTGCTATTTAACACAAGGGATATTTCCGATATCGTAGACGTCATCATTGATGTTGTAAAGGATTCACTGCAAAACGGAGAGAGAATTACGATTCATGGAATCGGAACACTTGGCTTACGGTATATGAAATTCGGCCCAAAAAAGATCCTTGGGTCTGGTGAAGAAGAGGCTGTGGTTCCTCCGAGATACGTTCCTAAGTTTACATCCGGGAAAGAGCTCAAGCGTGCGGCGATGATATACACACAGATGACGGAGGACAGGAAGATGTCTCCGATTATTGACGATGACGAAGATGAAGAAGACGGTGAAATCTGATGGCGATAGAACTTAGCTCTGATCGCGCAATTTGTCATCGATGCGGGCAGATGTTTGGGAAGAGAAAGGGATTCTTTCCCGTGAATTATGGCGCTGTGTACAAAGGCGTCGGACATTTGCACATTTGCAAAAATTGTGTTGAAGAGATTTATAATACATACTTGGCTCAGTGCAACAATGTAAAGGACTCTGTTAGACAAACATGTCGAAAGCTGGATTTGTTCTGGAGTGACGATATTTTTGATAAGGTTGAGAAAAAGAGTACCCCGAAGACTGTAATGACACAATATATTTCAAGGTTGAACGGTACGTCATATATTGGAAAGTCATACGACGACACATTACTAAAAGAAGGCACGATGTGGAGTTTCACAACCGGTGTGTCAGCCGTGACCTATTCGAACGGCCATAGTAATGCTATAGTCGCAACAGAAGCAGTTGCTGATGATAAGCCGATACCAAAACGCCTTATTAACTTTTGGGGAGACGGCTACGACAGAGAGGTATACGACACACTTGAGCGTGAGTATAACTATACAAAGTCCAGACTGCCGAGTGATACAGAGATCGACATCGGCATGGAAAAATTACTAAAGCAAGTATGCCTGCTTGAGTATGATATTAATAGATGTACTGCGGAAGGCAAATCAACGGACAAACAAATCAACACCCTTAACACTTTGCTCGGCAGCTTAAACCTGAAGCCGACGCAAAAGAGGCAGGACGAGCTTGAAAGTATGTTCGGCTCTACTCCAATGGGTGTATGGATTGATAAATTTGAACACTACCGACCTCTTCCTGAAACGCCGGACGAACTGAAAAAAGAGCGGGGTATTATGCGGTATGTGTTTATCTGGCTCGGACATGTTCTGGAAATGCTCGGCAGAAAGAATCCATACCATGACATGTATCAGGAGGAAATGGATCGTCTGAAGGTTGAGCCTCCGACATATGACGGAGACGACGACGAGATCGTTGGTACTCAGGATGACGAAGATGATTCGGGCGGTGAGTCCGGATGAACAGATTTGATACGGTACTGAACGGCGCTGCGGTGTGGGCTTCTTATTACAGGGAGAACCCGGATAAGTTTGTTGAAGACTATCTTCACGTACATTTGCGGCTGTTCCAGAGGATCCTGATCGTAATGATGTTCTGGAGCACGACCTTTGTGCTGATCGCCTGTCGTGGTCTTGGTAAGACGTTTATCTGCGCGGTATATTGCGTCACGCGATGTATCCTTTTTCCACGGACGCAGATCTGTATCGTATCCGGTACGCGGGGACAGGCCGTGCTTGTCCTGCAAAAGATCATCCAAGAGATGAAGCCGAAGTCACGAGAGCTTTGCCTCGAAATTGACGAAAGACATACGCAGATTAACACGGAAAAGGCACAGGTTGCTTTTAAGAACAACAGCGTCATTCGTGTTGTGACGGCGTCGGATACGGCGCGCGGTAATAGATGTAACGTGCTTGTAATCGACGAATTCAGGCTTGTGAGCAAGGACACCATCGATACAGTTCTGAAGCACTTCCTGAAATATAAACGTCAGCCAGACTATATAGAACTGACGGACGAGGAGCGCCTTGCGGAGTATGACAAGGAAAAGAACTTGTCGATGTATCTGAGTTCTGCGTGGTATAAGAACCACTGGTCTTACACGAAGTGCACCGACACTTTCAATGCGATGCTCGATCCGAAAAGACGGCAATTCGTGTGCGCGTTCCCCTACCAGCTTTCGTTGCTTGAGAAGCTTGCGGACAAGGAGTCTATCGCTGACGACATGGCCGAGACGAACTTCAGCGAAGTAAAGTTCAGCATGGAGATGGAGGCGATGTTCTGGGGTGCGACGGAGAACGCGTTCTTCGATTTTGAGTCTATATCCAGGAACAGGAAACTTCTGTTTCCGATGCTGCAGGAGTCCGTTCGTAGTATGCTTGGCGGCGCACCGCAGTTTAAGATTACAGATAAGCAGAGGAATGAAATCAGAATACTATCCGCAGATATCGCCTTGATGTCAAGCGGAAGACATAAGAACGACGCAAGTTCCCTTTACGTGAATCAGCTACTGCCGGGGAAATCCGGTCGGTATCTGAGTAATATTGTATATCCGGAATCTTGCGAAGGAAAAAGAACAGACGATCAGGCGTTAATCATACGGCGCCTGTTTGACGAATATTTGTGCGACTATATTGTACTTGATACCATGGGTGAACCTTTGCCCCGCCACACGGTGACGTGTGGTGCAAAGTGCGGAAGAAATCGGGAACGCTGAGACGCGAATCCGAGTGGAAGGCTATGATTAAAACCATAGTCACACGCAACGCATAGATGCTGAACCTGCCATAGCAGAATATAACGCATCCAAGAGTCCGTGCTGTCTGAGATAAGTTCAGACAAAAAGGTATGCTGAACTTACGGGAAGTGAACCGTAAGAACCGAAAGACAAAAAGCTTTCGGGATAACACAATTGTTAGGTTTAGGCGTGTATGATTGTCTTGCGAGAGACATGACAGACCCCGACACAGGCGAGTTCTATCCAGCTCTGTCGTGCTGTAACGACAAGGCGATGGCGGAGCGCTGCACTGTACAAGGAGCGCCAAAGGTAATATGGTCGATCAAAGCAAGCGCTCAGTTCAATTCGGACTGTGCGTTTTTGTTACGCGAAGGATTCAGGAGCGGCAGAATCAGACTGCTGATGAACGAATTCGAAGCAGAAGAAAAGTTCAAAGAAATCAAGGGCTTCCAAAGATTACAGTCTATGGATCAGATGAAATTCATGCTGCCATATATACAGACGACTCTGATGATAGATGAGCTTGTGAATTTGCAGCATGAAGAATACAACGGCAAACTGAAAATCTACGAGAAGTCCGGACGGCGTAAGGACAGGTACTCCAGCCTTTCTTACAACTATTACGTCGCCGTCCAACTGGAAAATAAATACGCAAAAAGGCAAAACAACGATCTTGAAGAAGATATAACGCTCTACATCAGAGCGCCGAAACAGACAGGAGGGGTGGTGAGTATGCGTGGATCAAAAGCAGCCCATAGATGGGGCTAAGAGCGGCAACGTTGTTTCAGATAACGATGCGGCGTTCGAACACATCATAGGGGCACAAAGAAGGTTTGCCTCTCTCGGACGCCTTGTAACAAGAGACCTGAATAACTATATAAACGCGCCGACATTTTCTTTGTATAAACGCGACGATATTACGAAGTATCTGACCAATCCGAGCAAATACGAAAAGCAGCTACGGAAGGCCATGGTTTATATCTACGGCGCGAGTTCGCATTTCCGCCGGCTGATTCAGTATTTTGTTGCGCTTACGGACCTGAGTTATGTAGTGGAACCGTTCAATATCAATCCTCAAAAGGCGAACGTCAGGATCATGGATAACAACTACAGGAAGGTTCTGAAGTTTTTATCGTCAGCAAACCTGCAGACGCAGGCTCCTAAAATTATAACCACATGTATGCGTGAGGACGTATTTTACGGGACTGTATGGCTTCTCGGCGATACACTCACCATTCAGCAGCTTCCGAGTGACTACTGTGCGATACAGTCGGTTGAGGATAACGTGCCGAATGTTACGTTCGACTTTTCTTACTTCAATTCGAAGCAAGCGCTGCTTAAGACGTTTCCTCCGGAGTTTGAAACGAAATATAATCAGTACCAGAAAGACAGGATGAACCGATGGATTGAGCTCGACTCTCCGTGGTCGTTTGCGATCAAATGCAATTCTGACATTCTTGACTATGCGTTGCCGCCGTTCGCCGGCATATTAAGAGAAGTGTATGATATTGAGGATTATAAGCAGCTCAAGAAGTCGAAGACTGCAATCGAGAACTACGCGATGCTCGCAATGCGCCTCCCCACGAAACCTGACGGAGACTGGCTGATCGATTATAAGAAGGCTACTACATTCTGGGAGAATCTTGACTATGTTCTCCCTGATGAAATCGGATCCATATTGACGCCGATGGAGATTGATAAAATCGATTTTGAGCGCAGTCATAACGGAGATACAAATACGGTTGCAGATGCAGAACAGAATCTGTACTCTGCGTCCGGTGTGTCGTCTTTGCTGTTCAACAACGAAAAGGCATCTGCCAATGCACTGTTGCTTTCTATCAAGGCCGACCAAGCAATTACATACGGAATCGTAAAAAGCATCGGCGACGCGCTGAACAGAATTCTTCACAGTATCAATTACGGAAAGAATTTTATTATCAATTTCCTTGATGTATCTCCTTATAACCGCAAGGAAGTTGGAGACGCATACCTTAAAGCAGCGTCATACGGTTTGCCGACGATATCCGCATATGCAGCATCACAGGGTATCGGCCAAGCAGAACTTGACGCCATGTCATTCCTTGAGAGCAAGGTTATTAAGTATAAGGAACTGTTTCAGCCAATAGTTAGCTCGTCACAATTAACATCTGATCAGCTTGAAGAAGAATCAACGCCCGGCGCCCCGAAAAAGGAGATGGATGAGTTAACAGATAGCGGTGAGCAATCTGCAGAAGATAAAGATGATTGGGGATAAAAGGGAATGAACAGGTTTGTATATGTATTCAGCGAAGAAGACAGGAAAAAATTTGAGAAGGCCGGATTTCAACTTTTATACAAGGATGAGAAAAAGAATGTTTTCATCTTCAGCAACAGCGGAGAGATTACATTTTCGGTCGAACCTGATTCTTTATACTATTCCGACACGATGTATTACTGAGCACCGCCAAAGTGTGGGTGTTTTTTTTATTAAGGAGGTCAAATGGAAAACATCAAGTGTATCACTTATGAATCCGCCTTGACCGACCTTTGCGAAAAGAATTCTTCTTTTGACGCCGGGATCCTACGTATCGCCTACCCTGGCAAGAACAGGAATAAGACAAGCATATCCAAAGAGGTTTTTGAAAAATGCATTGGTTCGCTGAGGAATTGTCCTGTAGTCTGCAATTATGACAGAGAGACAGATACCTTGGGTGGTCATGACATGGAAGTCGCGAGAGATGCGAACGGCAACCTGAAGCTATGCAATCTTACAACGCCGGTTGGTGTTGTTCCTGAATCTGCAAGGGTCTGGTGGGCGAACGTAACAGAAGACGATGGCACAATAAGGGAATATCTTCATACAGACGTTCTTTTGTGGAAGAGGCAGGAAGCATACGACAAAATCAAGAACGATGGTATTACCGCCCACTCCATGGAAATTAAGGTGAAGGACGGAAAAATGGTCGACGGGTATTATGTCATAAACGATTTCGAGTTTACGGCGTTCACGCTGATCGGCGTTACTCCGTGCTTTGAAAGTTCTGCGATTGAAGTGTTCTCGATGCAAGGGTTTAAGGAACAGATGGAAGCAATGATGAAAGATCTGAAGGAATGTGACAATTTGGTTTATACTTCCTCCGAACAGCCGGAGGAGGATAACAATACAAAAAAGACGGAAGGAGGAGAAGACGAATTGGATTATGTAACTCTGAACCACACAGAAGATAACAGCGGCGAAGCACCTGTTGTAACAGAGGAAATTGCAGACAAAAGCGGTTTTGCTCTTACAAGCGACCTGATCGAGGAACTTATTCGGAGCCTTGAAGCTGAAAAGATCTGCTGCGAGTGGGGTGAATATCCGAAGTATTGCTATGTTGATTGCGACATCGACAACGCGGAAGTTTATGCGTGGGATAGAGACGATTGGCGTCTTTACGGCTTTAAGTTCGAGATGAATGGCGACAACGTTGTGATTGAATTTGAATCCAAAACTCGCAAGAAATATGTGATTGCCGACTTCGACGAAGGCGAGCAGGCGAATCCGTTTCCGGAAGTCTTTGAGATGATGAATAAAGCGATTGCAGAGAATTCCGAGTGGGAGTCTAAATTCACTGAATCCCAGAATAATCTGACAGACGCAATGGAAAAGATCGGCGAGCTTGAGCAGTACAAACAGGATGTAGAAATTCAGAAGCTGAAGGAAGCTATTGCCGAACTGTTCAGCAAATTCAAAGATCTGGAAGGCGTCGATGCGTTTAACGCAATCAAAGAAGCTGTGGAAAAAGATCCGACTTCCATTTCTATGAGCGATCTTGAAGAGAAGTGTTTCGCTCTCCGTGGCAGGTATAATGCAAAACAGCCTGTCCAGACGGAAGAAAAAGTACCGAAGATCATTGTCGACAGAGAGAAGCCCAAAACCGGGCGCTATGGCGATTTGTTTGAGAGATACGGTAAGTAATCAAAACTAATAGAGGAGGTAATTTATATGGCTAATCATGGTGTTGTCCGTACTGATAATCTGTACGGTACCGACGTGAGAGAAGGGCTTGTGTCTGTTGAATATCTTGGCGCAAATGGTTCCACTCCCACCGAGATTGATAATGGTAATGTTCTGAAACTGAACGGTCTGAAGACCGGCGAGCGTGAAGTGTTTGTTGGCGCCGCACCTGCTGCAGACGATGCGATTGAGGACGTTGTTCTGGTTGCATCTCCCGAGGTGATGTACGACGAGCGTCTTCACAATCTTGATGATTATACGAACGAGGCTGGCAAAATTTGCAGAGGCTATCATTTCCACAAGGGCGGCTTCTTCGCTGTGACTAAGGACGCTCTTGACGGCAAAGCTTCTCCCGCTGTGGGTGATGTGGTAGAACTGAAGGCTGGCACAAAACTGAATGTTGCTGCGACCGCAACGAGCGGCTCTACTGTTATTGGTAAGATCCATGCTGTGGAGACTACCAGCCGCTACACATACTATGTTGTCCTCGTGGGCTAATTGTTATTTGAAAGGAGGAAATGAAAATGGCTGATAATAAAGACATTGTCAGACTTGCTGTTGATCGTTTTCACGGCAAAGTAGAAGGTTATTCCGAAAAGGAATCCTCTAATATCCTGTATCAGGCGATTCTTGAGGCGAATAACGGCAAGACTTATCTTGATGTGCGTGATATCCGCGACCGTAAATGTCCCGAGCTCTTCGCTATCATCGAAGAGGTTCTTGGTCAGACCGTCGTCGAGGGGCTTCAGGGTAATGAATTCTTCAACACGTTCGTTGAGTTCCGCAACACTGCAGAAGGCGATAAAAATGATTTCGTTGTGGAGGATACCGATCTGTTTGTGGTTGCTAAGACCGCTGACGGTACGCAGGGTATCCGCAGACAGAGACTCGGTGGTGCGAATTCCATTTCTATCGCTACCGAAACCAGATCTGTTCGTATTTATGAAGAGCTGAATCGTGTTCTTGCCGGCCGTGTTGACTTTAACAAGTTGATCACCAAGGTCACTGAGTCTTTCAAGCAGCAGATCCTGAATGACATCTACACTCTTTGGATCGGCGTAACTGCCAACCAGATCGGTGGCGCTACATATTATCCCGGTTTCTCCAGTGCCGGCACATACAATGATGCTGCCCTGCTTGATCTGATCGATCACGTTGAAGCGAAGGCTGGTGGCGACAAGATCGCAACGATTATCGGTACCCGCAAGGCCGCTCGTAATCTTGGCGGCGGCCAGACTTCTGAGGAAGCCAAGGGCGACCTGTATCGCAACGGCCAGTTTGGCTGGTTCTATGGTTCTCCGATTATGATCACTCCTCAGCGGCATAAGATCGGTACTACTACGTTTGTACTGAATGATAATGCTCTGACTGTGGTGGCTGGCGATCCTAAGCCCATTAAGTTGGTTTATGAAGGCGATCCTCTGATGATCCCCGGCGATCCCACCAAGAATGCTGACCTGACTCAGGAGTATTTCTTCAGCGAGAAGTGGGGCCTTGGCCTTGTGATGGCGAACGACGGTAATGCCATCGGCAGATATCTGTTTTCGTAATCTGCAAAGATCAATTATAAACAGCACCCGTTGTTTCGGCGACGGGTGCTGATGAACGAAAGGAGTTAATATGGCAGAGAAAAAGAAAGCTGCTACGACTGTAAATACGACTGTAAAAGAAAAGGCACTTGACGATAAGATCGCCGGCGCTTCCACAAAAGAGATCGACCCATCTCAGTATGTGATTGTAAGGAACGGGTTCCATGGAGCATTGACATATATCAGTCCGAAGACCGGCGAAACATATAACTGGTCTGAGTTTGGTGCAGAGCAGGAGATGGAGCTTCGTGAGCTTCGTAACGCCAAGACTGCATCAAAGGCGTTTTTTACTAACAACTGGTTTATGTTCGACGACGATTGGGTAATTGATTACCTCGGCGTCCGTCAGTTCTACAAGAACATTCCGGATATTGACCACTATGATGAAATCTTCGTCGGAACACCGGAGAAGATCAAGAAAACGATTTCTACGATGACGGATGGTCAGAAGCGTAATGTTATTTATCGTGCTCATGAACTTATTGAGAGCGGGGAGATCGATTCCAGAAAGGTTATCGCGGCGTTGGAAGAGGCGCTCGGTGTTGACCTGATTGAAAAATAAAGGAGGCTTCTGATGACCGTTACATACGAAACTTTTACAGAAGCGTTTCTTTCCAAGATCACGGAGTTTGAGTTTATCAAGCTCGACGATAAGGACCGGCAAGCGATCGTTGACGGTTATATGAAAAAGTCCGTCAGTATGTTCAGGCCGTTTTGCGAGTATCCGATTGTACCGAACGACACCGATCGTGAATACATGGTCGGCGACGAAGTCAGCGGAGAAATAAGCGAAATTGAGTTTGATGAGATTCTTGATATCATCACAGAAGGAATGGTTGTACAGTGGCTGAAAACATACCTGTATAGACAGGAGGTTCTCGAAAATGCGGTCGGAACAAGAGACTACAACGTGTTCTCCCCTTCTGAGTTACAGAAACAAATCCGAACGACCTATAATGAGGCTCAGGACATTCATCTCCAGATGATGCGGGAGTACAGCTATAACCACGGAGATCTTACGAGGTTGCACTTATGACGGTAGAAACAAGGACAGGAACTGAGGTCAGCAGCGAAGTTGTTGCTTGTTACTTTGGTTCTCTGATAAACAAATTCTTTAAGATACTGCCAATCAGAGAGCAGCAATGTGAAACGCTCGATATCTATATCGACAGTCTCCAAGGTGAGATCGTCGGAGGGAAGAGTTTTATCCCGGAGTTTGAGACAAATGAAGCGTATCTTACGCTGCTGTTTATTCTCGAATTTCTGCTCAGAGAACATCCAGACGTAAAGGTTGTTAAGAGAGAGGTGTTCAGAGCTATCGGCATCTGCAACAAACTCAAGGATACCTATGAAAAGGGGGTGTCCTGATGGGCGCGTGGGACAACTACGCTGAAAGGATAAAGGCACACGGAGAAGATGCAAGAGGAACCGATCTATCGAGAGCAAACAGGACATTAGACAGGATATTGCCGAAGTCCCTTTCTTACACGCAGGCGGCGATTTTTGAAGACGACGACTGTTACAACATTACAGACAGAGATATTCATAAACATCCGAGGCGCAATGTTTCCATCATAAACTCAGACAACCTCGATGAGAAAACGATTCTGTCGATGCCAGGCGAAGACATCAATGAAGGTTCCCTTGTATACTGGATGAACAACTTCTGGATTGTGACGGAGAAGGACGCTAATACTACTTTGTACTCAAAAGCGAAACTACTTCAGTGCAATTATCTTCTGCGATGGATCGCGGATGATCATAAGATTTATGAGCAATGGTGCGTCATTGAGGACGGTACGAAATATCTAACCGGCGAATTTGACGAAAGACATTTTACTTATGCTCGCGGTGATAGCAGAATCGCAATGACAATCGGCAGAAACTCCAAGACCGTAATGTTTATAAGGGACAACAGGTTTCTGATAGACGACTACGAGTCACCTCTTCCGATTGCATACAGATTGACGAAGCCTTTGAAAATCGGGCGGGTGCATAATGGACACGGAGCGTATAAGTTCGTGCTTACAGAAGTTGCTCTTGATCCTGACGACAATTACGAACTGAATATTCCGGATTATTATAAGTATTTCGACAAAGATGGAAATCCGATTGTCATCAGTACAGACGACAGACTGAAGCAGGATCCTGTGATGCCGGTCGTGACGCCACCGAGATACTGCTCTATCGAGTGTGATGAACGTGTAGTATACAACAGTCTCGGAGAGACAGAATTCACGGCGTATTTTTCTGGCGTCAGAGACGGTGAGACGCCTGTTCCATTATGGAATATAGAATGCGATTTTGCCGATAAGCTTCTTGTTAGAGAAGATGGCAATTCTATTTATATCTCTTCGACCAACAAGAAACTTACTAATAAGTCTTTCACGCTCTCTGTGGAAGCGGATGATTTTGAGAAGACAAGCATTATTGTCGAAATAAAGGCGTTGATATGAGGAGTTAAAGGATGGCGGAAAAGAAATCTACCGCAGAACGCGGACAATTCAAGGAGCAGATACATGAGGCTCTTTTTAAAAGTAATGACATCATAGAACTGTTACTTGGAGACACCACAGGGCTTTCACAGTTTGAGATTCTCAACAGATTTAAGGATCATGTGAAGTCCCATCTGTTTATTGACGATACGATTACAGAGGCAGAGTCATTCATTTTTTATGATGTGGCCATGCCAAAACTCGGCGCTCAAATTAAACAGTGTACTGTCGTAATGTATCTTGTGTGTCACAGAGATATTCTGAATGATTATCGCAAAGAGGGGTATTACGGAAACAGGATGGACGTTTTGTCTCAGATGGTTGAGGATATCCTAATCAACGATACGGAAGTCGCGCACAGTTTTGGAATCGGGAGGTTGCTTCTGACGAGTATCGATATCTACAATTCGATGAACGTCTACGGGAACATCCTTACATTCCAATGTCCCGATTTCAGGTGATAGCAATGCTGTCTTACGGAAAAAAAATCGGACGCTCACATATCAACATTAATATCGGAATGATACGAAAACCGTTGCTTTCTGAAATTGACGAACTTGGTTTTGACGTCTTCGACTTTTATGAAGGATTGTTGGTTCTTACACCATCGCTATACGCAAAGAAACAGTTGGAACTCGAATTGATATCACAAGAAGACGCGGACAAAATGTCTTCTCGCAAGTTGTACGATATTATACGCACGGACGAAATGCTTGAGAGACAGTATACCGACATGCTGGACTTCTTCTTCGAAGAGAAGGTCGTCTATCATGACGGGCTTTTTTATATTCTGTCGGGCAACAACATGGCCGGCGCGTACGTGGAAGGTGCGGGCAATCAAGTTGTCGCAAAAGGATATATTTCTGATGACAACCTCCAAACTGTTTTGTCCATCATTGCGGAAACTTGCTATATAAAAAAAGAAGACAGCGAAGAAGAGGTTCGCTTCAAGAACGAAGAAGCAAGGCGTCTCTACGAAAAAATGAAGAAAGCACGAGAGAACAACGAACTGAAGAAACGGGCGGACATTAACTATACCCTGCCGAACATCATCTCATCGGTGGCGAACAAACATCCGTCGCTGAACTACACAAACATTTATGAGTTAACAGTTTACCAGCTTATGGATTGTTTTGACCGACTACAATTGAACACCTTATACGACATCAGCTCAACAACTGTTGCCGTATGGGGAGATGAGAAGAGGACGTTCGATGCTTCTCTTTGGTATAAGAATAATAACGAAAACGAAAAGAAGACCTAAGTCGACCGTGAGGTTGACTATTTTTATGAAGGAGGAATAATTTATGGCTCAGGCACAGCTTAACAAAGCGAACAGAGAAGTTTGCGACGTTGATATTCGTGATCTTAAAACAAAGGCTCCTTTCCTGAACTTCGACACCGCGAATACCACGACCGCCGGCCTTACCGGCGACAGCGTGTATGCCATGGCAAAGGGTCAGCGCCGTATCGCTTACCACAACCCCATGACCGGCACTATGACGATCGAAGCCCAGGTTTATCCGTTCAAACTGTTTGCGCTCCTGACTGATGGCGTCATTCACTCTGATGCTATTTATGCGGAACGTAAGACGATTGCTTCGACTACTGCAGGCAAATTGACAATTACGCCCGGTACTAACCGGACCGTTCAGAGCGGCTCTGTTTTTGTTTATCCCGTCGGTTCTTTCGGCGATGATTCTGCAAAGATTGCCGGCACATTTGCCACTAACGTATTTACCGCTACCACAACGGGGGATATCGTTGCCGGGACGCAGTATGAAGTTGGTTATATTGCGCAGGCTTCCAATGGTGTGAAGCGTATCACTTTTGCGAACAGCAAGGTGCCCAAGGATTATTTCATCACCATGAGAACGCTGGACAAGGACGAGGAGGGTCTGCTGACTCCGTTCCTTATTACCGCATATAAAGCTACCGTGCAGCGTACTTGGGAACTTTCCTTCACTTCTGAGGGTGATCCTGCGAGCGTGACTGTGACTTTCGATTTGCTTGAGGATAAGGACGGCAACATTATCGACATGATTGAGCTGACTGACGAGGCTGCGTAACCTTCGTCAATTCTTTTGGGGGCTAAGCTATGATCAAAAAATGTAAAGCGTTCTGGAAAAATGATGCTGTTGCCGTGGTAGATTTTTATGGCATCCAAGTTCAGGTGCCTGCGAAAATGATGGACGGCGATGAGATCACGCTTCAGATGGATGGAGATTCTTTCTATATCGTGGACGAAGAGATCGAGAAAGATGAATCTGTGGAAATGTCTACGGAAGAGTCTGAAGAAGAAATTGCGGAAGAGTCTGAAGAAGAAATTGCGGAAGAGTCTGAAGAAGAAATTGCGGAAGAATCTGAAGAAGATTCTGAAGAAGAGATTGAAGAAGATTCTGAAGAAGAACGCGAAGAAGATAACTCTAATGAAGAAGAGCTCGTAGATGATAACGCTTAAGACAAAGTGTATTGTATTTTAATAAAGAGGGAAGATTGCCTACAATACACAGGCAATTTTCCCTTTGTTTTTACGAAACGGAGAAATAGTTAAATGAAGAGAATAGATTTTGAATCACTTGAGGAAGTGATTGAGTGTTACGGCAGAGAGAATCTTGTTGCAATTGACAACATCAAACAGATTATATTCTACACGAAACACGGATGCCAGCCGAAATTTATCTTTGAAAATGAACTGAAGCCAGAAAGGCTGACTTGCTGGTATCTGAAGAATGAAACAAACTACGTATACAACAAGTGGACAAACAATGAAAAGGGCAAGTCGCCGTGTCAAGAAATGTAGGGAAGATTTTCGAAGACGAAATAAAGAGGTCAATTCCAGACAACGTTTTGTTGTGTAGACTTCCAGACGCCGCACAGTCGTTTGCAAAAAGCAATAACCTTAGATTCAGCAGGAAGAGTCCATTCGATTTTATCATATGGGATTCAGAACACAGAAGGTTATATGCAGTAGAGGCGAAGACTGTTGCCGGCAAATCGATAAGTTTTGAACGAGACAAAAACGATAAAGGCGTTATTCATTGGTATCAGTCAGAAGGACTCAATGTGTGGGGGGCTTACGCCGGCGTCGAGGCCGGGTTCATGATCCAATTCAGAGAACTGGAAAAGACTATTTTTTTAAGAGTTGGTGAATATAACCGGCTTATTCAGATGATAACGAAGAAGAGCTTTCGGTATGATGAGCTTGAAAAATACAACATCCACTTTTTTCATATACCGCAGAAGATCGCGCGCACAAGGTATACATACGATTTTACTGCATTATTTAATCAAATAGAAAACGAGGGAGAAACAAATGACAGTTAATAGTAAACTTACGATTGGAAATTTTGGCGCAGTTACTGAAACGATTGCCGACGCATATTTTGATGAGAACGGTGTATTTACGCCACACTACGCATATATCACGGCCATGCGCCTGTTTTATGACTATTGTGTGACAGAATCAGAGTTTGATGATGAATGTCCGCGTTTTACGGAGGATATCTCCAAGCTTGATACCGTGTTTGCGAGCAAGGCGTTCACAACAGCGTTTTGCGAATGTATTGATCGAAGACACAAGAGAGAGGGACTAACATTCTCCGCAGCGTATTACCTTGCAAATGAAATGGCTTGTGACAGAAAATCTGGCGTGAATCGGATTGCAGATCTGATTCGTGTGTTTGCTGACGGTCTTTCCGACAGAATCATTCCGTTCTTAAAAGATGAGAATATCGAAAAGCTAACAAAAGCGGTTAACGCCGGTAATGATACTGATACTGCGCTTAATGGCATTTTGAAGCAATATAACGAGACAGCATCTGAAATTGATAAGGAGCTTAAGGAAGTTAAGAAGAAGGCAAAAAAGGAAACGCATAGCTCGGCAAAGAAAAAGAAGACGGCAGAAAACGGTGATGTAAAGTGATTGCAACGAGTTTTGCGCAGCTACAGCAACAGATACGTGACAGGGCGAAACAGGCAATGGGATCTGTACGTGATCTGTCTTTATACGATCTTAGGGTTGCCGTGACAAAGTTTTACACCGGAGGAACTCCGGTTATGTATCAACGTACCGGTGCACTTGGCAACACGCCGAAAACATCCGACCTTATGGATGGCGGAGATGTGATCAGTTTCGAGGCATATCTTGATACCGGGCATCGATATTCGACAGGCGCACGTCCGTCTATGCTTCAGGTATTAAAACTGGCGAATGACGGCATCCCATTTACGACAAGCACCGGCAGGTTGGCAAAGCCCACCGTAGGTAGAAGCGGCTTTTGGGAAGACGCGGAGAAAAGGGTTGAAAAAGATTTGTACAACACAATGAAAAGATATTTTAAGTAACATACGATTCATAGACCGCCTACCCCGGCGGTTCATTTTTATATCGGGCAGGTGGTGAATATGGGTAGTGGAGATTTTGTTGCTCGCATAAGAGCAGAAATAAATATGTCTGACGTCCAGCGACAGCTTGATTCTTTAACGAGCAAGATCGAGGCGCAATTGTCGAAGGCGTTCAGCTCAACAAAAGTAACAGTCGATACAGATGCGATTTCGCGTCAGTTTTATGGAGCAGGAACTGCAATTGGGAATGCGCTATCAGACGCAATCAATTCCAGCCTTAAAAATGTAAACTCGTCTTCCATTGGGAAGTCGGTATCGAAATCATTTGATGATGGCACTGCGTCTGTAAAAAGGTTTGCTGCGGCTGCATCAAAGGCGTTAAATACGGGGAGTATTGATTCGTCTGTTGCGAAGATGAGTATGCAGTATGAGAAGCTCGCGTCGACCGGTCACAGCGGTCTTTCTAAAGTCAGCGAAGATATTACTCACCTGATTACATTACAAAACGAATTAAAAGGGAATCTCGGACAGGAAGAACTTGGCGCAAAGTACAAGGACTTCAGTGAGACGCTTGCGCGTGTTAAAAACAAACTGCAAGAAATATCTGCGGAGAGCAAAACATTTGCAAGCTCGCTCCAAATCAACAACCTTGACAATAAAATGCTCGACTGGCTCAGAAAAAACACCAATGCTACTGAGCAGTTCGGAGACAAAATAAACGAACTAAGAACGAGACTTGCCGGACTTGGTAATGGCACTGGAAGCGGCGTCAAGATGTCTGAGTTTAAGGCGATTGAAGCAGAATTCAACAGCATTAACAATCAGGCAAATAGGCTGGGGTTGCTTGGTGGCAAGATGAAGCCAGTACAGCAGGAGGCTGTTGCAACGGGCAATGCTCTAACCGGCGCTTTCAAGAAAGCGACTGGTTCGCTTGCGTCGTACTTCTCGACTGTAATGCTGATCAACAAGGCTATTCAGACGTTCAAGAAAATGTATACTGCTGTGTACGATGTTAACACGGCGATGACTGAGCTTAAAAAAGTTACAGACGAGAGCAATGCAACTTATGATAGGTTCCTGTCCGGCGCCGGAGACTCTGCAAAGAAAATCGGCACGACGATTAAGGACTACATTTCTTCAACTGCTGATTTTGCAAGACTGGGCTATTCTTTTGGCGAATCACAAGAACTTGCAAAGGTTGCGAGTGTATATGCCGTTGTCGGCGACGAGTTAAACGGCATAGACGATGCGACGAAACATATTATTTCCACAATGACCGCGTTCAGAGCGGAGGGTGCGAAATTCGCAAGTCAAAGTGACTTCGCGATGAGCATTGTTGATAAGTATAATGAAATCGGTAATAACTTTGCGATATCATCCGGTGGTCTTGGCACGGCGATGGAAAGATCCGCCTCTTCTCTTGCTGCGGCAAACAACACGATAGACGAATCACTTGCGCTGATCACGGCCGCGAACACTGTTGTGCAGAATCCGGAGAATGTTGGTACTGCGTTCAAGACGTTGACGATGCGTATTCGCGGCGCGAAGACTGAGTTGACCGAGGCCGGCTTAGAAACAGACGGTATGGCGACGTCAACAGCAAAGCTACGCGAACAAATTCTTGCGCTTTCCGGCGTCGATATTATGGAAGATGCAGACACGTTCAAATCCACGTTCCGTATTATGGACGAGCTGTCGCAAAAGTGGGGAGACTTAACCGACATTCAGCAGGCAAGTATTCTCGAATTAACTGCGGGTAAGCGTCAAGGTAATATCGTAGCAGCTCTGCTGAACAATTTCGATATTGCGAGAGAAGCTCTTGAGGCAGCAAGCAACTCCGAAGGCTCCGCTATGCAGGAGCACGCGCGGTGGATGGAGAGTCTGGAAGCAAAGACCAACCAATTCAAGACGGCTTTTGAAGGGTTATCACAGGCGACACTCAACAGCGACTTCCTTGGCGGTGCGATTGACAGCGGGACACGTTTCTTAGATATCTTAACATGGATTGTCGAAAAACTCGGCCCGTTACCACCTCTTATTGGGGCAGTAGCCGCATCGTTTTCTCTGTTTAAGAATGTCGGTATTTTTTCGTCTTTGAAATCTGACGCCGGTGGTTTTCTCAACAGCCTTTCATTGATGAATGTCAGCGTCACTGATCTTGTTAATACATTCAAGAGGACAAAAGAGGCGGTTGGTGGTGGTGCCGGCGGCGTCTTGGCGGGATTTAAGAGTATTGGGAATCTCCTTGCGAGCGGCATAACATCAAAAGATATATCTGTAATCAACAGGTACAACGCTGCGCTTGGTGATGCAACAATAACACAAGAGCAGTTAACAGCTATAACTGGAGAGGCGTCAGAAGCAGGGCGGGCACTGATTAATTCCGCAAACGGGCAGGCGATCTCGCTTACAAACCTGGGCAAAGGGGCTGCCGGTTCCGTTGCCGGTATGGTTGCTGCGCGCGCTGCTGCAGTTGCGCTTAATGCCGCTATTTCTGCCGGATTAACTATCGCTATTCAATTTGCGATTACTCAATTTGACCATCTTATACATGCCGCAGAAGAAGCGTCACAAGCCGCTGACGAGAGGGCAAGCAAGTCATCTCAGGCATTCTCTAAGATAAAAGAAGAGTCAAACCAAATTGATGTTCTAATACAAAAATATAAAGAACTTGCACAAAGCGACACGCAGGATGCTGGCACAAGAGATGAAATCGCCGGAATACAGGCGCAAATTACAAGCCTTGTAGGTCAACAAGCAAGCAACCTTGACCTTGTCAACGGGAAGCTTGACGAGGAAACGGCAAAACTGCAAGGCATTCAAGACATACAGGGTAGTTCTGCTATCGAAGCCGCTGTTTCTGCGTACACAGATGCGAAAGAAGCAGAGAACAATGCGATCGGGGAAGTTAAAGGAACATTCCAAAATGGTGGTTTCGTTGGCCAGTGGGACTATATCGGAAAGAGAGATAAAGAGGCCGAGGCTATATTTAGAGCCTCTGACGACCCTGATATTAAATATGCGCTAAAAAACGCCTTTGGATATAACCAGCTATCACAAACGTATCTAAACTATGATGAAAAAAATCCAGCAAAGAAGAAAATAGAAGTTTTTAACAAAATGATCAAGATGCTGGAGGATAATGCGACATACGACTATTCATCAAGTGATATTTATTCCGGACTAATTAAGGCGAGAGACCATTATCAAGAGTATGTCGATAAGACATCGGAAGCTGCCGAGAATCTGCTCGATGCTGTTATGAACACAAACGCAAAAGATATCTCCGATAAAGGCGTTAATTCATTAAAAGCATTTGAGAAATACAGAAGTGATCTGTTAGAGTCTCTTAAAAACGATCAAAACCTTAAAGGTGCAATAGACGATGGTATCATTGACGAAGAAACGCTCGGCAAACACGTTGACGCCTATCTCGGAACTCTTGATAAATTCTCAGATTATTATGCTCAGTGGAGTGAAAAGATCTCAAAGCAGAAGTCACTCGAAACATTAACAGAAAAATTCGGAGCTGATGCAGTTAGGGGTTTGGAGGAGTACTCTGCCGGCGCACTTGAATCGCTTACGAAGTATATCGAGGAGAATCCAAACGCGACGCTTGACGAAGCAAAAAGCGTTGCAGAGCTTCGTGACGGTCTTTATGGTTTGGCGCAGTCGTATTCTGACGTTGCGCGTGCAAAAGCGGAATATGACGCCGCTGTTGAAAACGGCGCAAAAGACGACGACTATAAAGCGTTTGCCGAAGCGTATAAGAAGATGCAGGAGGAAATCACTGCAGGCAGAACTGACTCTGTTGAGTATAACGCTGCGGCGAAAATGCTGCTCGGCGAGGATATGCTTGATGAGCTTAAGTGGGATCCGTCCAAGATTAACGCGCAAATCAAGCAGCTCAGCACGGCATTCGGCGATGCTGAGAACTCCGGATACGGCCTTATTCAAACACTGAATAAGATTGCAGAGAACGGACAAATTCTTGGTGATAACGGAGAACTGCTTGCGAGTATTTCGACGAACGACGACGGCACACTTGCACTTGAAGTTGTCGCCGGTAAGTTTGACGAGCTTGCAAAAAAGACAGGCATGAGCGAAGAAGCGCTCAAGGCTTGTTATGAGGCGCTTGGCAACTTCGGTAATTTGAATCTTTATGATTTTGATAAAATATCTGAGGCGCTTGAGCCAATTTCAAGTTATGCAACAGGCTCTGATTTTGATGGTGTCGTAAAGAGTGCACTGCAGAAATTGGGAGAAGGCGGCAGTGTCGACCTAACTGTAAGACCGAAGGTCGATACCTCTGAGTTGAAGAAGGTCGGCTGGGAGGACGTTGGCGAAGGGATTGCAACCGTATACACAAAAACCTATAGTAATGAGGCTAAAGATGTTGCAATAAACTTTACGCCAATATTGGTAGATGAAAATGGTAATTATGCTGGCGTTCTTTCTCCGGAAGAACTGGATGAATATGCAGAGGCAGTTATTAACGGCGCGGAGGATACGAAACATCTTCAGATTGGTACTGAGTTTAATGGCGACGACGCGATTGAGCAGGCTGAAGCTGCTGCCGATCTAATACATAAACTTCATGAGTATACCGCAACCGGTGTTGGCGACGTTAGTGAGCTTTCTAAAGAAATAGCGACATACATGGAGTCCGTCGGCGCATCAGTAGATGGGTTTGGAAGCAGATACGTTGGTCTTGAAGCGTTTAAGCAGCAACTGAACGATCTTGGTGTTGAAGGCAGAGAAGTTTACGATATTATGCGGGAGCTTGAAGACCGCGAGGGGATCAAGTTCTTTGACGTTAACGACGATATCGAAACGCTGAAAACGAACCTGCAGGATCTTGGCGCATTAACAATCGGCGAAGACGGTGGTATCGATATTAATGTTGATTCGCTGCTTGAGACTGCAGGTCATCTTGGGTTTACGACTGACGAGGTGTCAAAGCTTGTTGATGCGTTGAGAGAGATTGATGGCGTTGATTTCACTGATACTGAAGGAAATCTACTTGAGTTGGGAGAGATTGCTCAAAAGATCATTGACAGTACGGATATCGCCAAACCGGACGCACTTGTTGCTTTACAGGAGCAAGCCGATGCAGCCGGACAAAGCCTCGAAGAGTTCGCAGAGAGGCTTTTCGGTCTTGAAGAAGGCAGTCTTCATATTAATGTAGATGACCTCGAAAATGCATCTGAAAAAGTTACAGCGCTCGAAGAAACAATTGAAACGTTAAAAAATAAGCGCTTAGAGCTCGCCGATGATGAAAACTCGGCGGAGGCGGTCGCGCAGATTGACGCTTTACTTCAAGACTGTATTCAAAGAAAGCAAATGCTGTCGGCGCCGGCAATAATGTCTATTGATGCCTCTTCCGTCGGAGAGGCGGATGTTGAGCTCGGAAACGCTATAGCAAAAATACAAGAATTTGTAAACCTATCGAATGAGCTTGAGAATATAACGGATCCGACTGTTGATACAACTGATATACAGACAAAGCTTGCCGCAGTGGCGGGTGAACTCGCCGCGCTTCCAGACGAAACAAAAACAGCCCTTGGATTAGATACAACTGATTTTGACGCTGCGATTACATCTATCTCAGAAACAGAGGTAAACGTAGAAGCGGGTGTAGAAATCAACGCAGAGAGTCTTGCCGCTGTCAATACAGCGATTAGCGGTATTTCCAAAGCAACAATTGAGGCGTCTGTAAATTCCGCTCCCGTTGTCACGGCGCTTGGAACCGTAAAGACTGCAGTTGAAGCAATTCCAGATGAAAAGAATATTTCTGTGTCTGCTGCAACGGCGACGGCTTATTCGAATCTGTCAAGTGTTGCAACTATGCTTCGTTCTATTCAAAGCAAGAGCATCACAGTCACAGTAAACAGAGTCGTAAAAACCACAGAAAAAGGCGGCGGCAGTGCACAGGGGACAGCACACGCACAGGGTACGGCGAAAAAGAGCGGCGACTGGAGAGTCGGAAGAGATACGACATCCTTGGTTGGCGAGCTTGGCCCGGAGCTTGTTGTTCGCGACGGAAAATTCTTTACGGTTGGCGATGATTCTGCCGAGATGGTCAACCTGAAAAAGAACGACATCGTATTCAACGCAGAGCAAACACGGCAGATCCTTTTGAACGGAAAGATCACGAACGGCGCAAAGCGCGGTGTCGCCTATGCCGGCGGCAGCATCAGTAGTAATGCTGTTTATCGTCTTACGATTCCGAACTGGGTGTCCCTACCCGGTGCGAAAGTGGGGTATAGCTCAAACAGTTATACGAACGATGACGACGAACCGAAAGAGTTTGATTACATTGAGACCGCACTTGCAAGAATTGAGAGAGCCGTTGACAGTGTAAAGGATAAAGCAAGCAGCGCAAGCAAATCAATCGACACAAGGCTAAAGGCTACCGGCGAAGAAATATCTGCGATTACTGCAGAGATTGATATGCAGTCTGACGCATACGATAGATATATGCGCGAGGCAAACGCCGTTGGGCTTTCTTCTTCCATTGCGCAGAAGGTCAGAGACGGTATCATTGATATCACGGAGTATGACGACGACACAACGAAGCTTATCAATCAGTATAAAGACTGGTATGAGAAAGCGCTTGACTGTGCGGACGCCATTGACGAACTGCATGAATCCATTGCCGACCTATATAAAGATTCCTTTGATAATATCCAGAGTTACTATAAAGGGTTCATAAGTCAGTTTGAGCATATGGCAAACACTTATGACACAAAGATCGATATGTTTGAGGCCATGGGGTATCAGGTGAACGAAAGTCTGTACAGAGACCTGATAGCTACAACACAAAGCTCTGTATATGCTATGGAACTGGAACTGACAGATCTGAAGGAAGCGTTTGCTACTGCGATGAACTCCGGAGAAATCGAGGAGAATAGCGAAGCATGGTTTGATATGCGCCAAGAGATTGATGACTTAACTGAGAGCATCGATAAGGGTTATCTGGAAATCGTAAAGTTTGACAAGAAGATCAGAGAGCTCTCCTGGGATAACTTTGATTTCATCTTAGACAGAATCGAAGAGATCAATGACGAATCCGAGTTCTTCATCAAGATGATGGAGGACAACGACCTGTTTGACGACAGCGGCATATTTACGCAGTATGGCACTGCGGTTGCCGGACTGCATCTTGAGAAGTATAACGTCAGCATGTCGCAGGCAAAGAAGTATGCCGAAGAGCTTCGGACTATTAACCGCAAAATTGCCGAAGATCCATATGACAGAGAGCTCCTTGAGAGAAGAGAGGAGTTGTATCATGCGCAGCGAAAGAGCATTGAGGCCGCGAAGGACGAGAAGGACGCAATCGTAGATATGGTCCGTGACGGCATCGACGTGGAACTTGACGCGCTTGACGAGCTCATCAGCAAATACAAGGACGCGCTTGACAGCTCACAGGATTTGTATGACTACGAGCGGAAGATTGAAGATGAGACCGGCGAGATTTCGAAAATTCAGAAACAACTACTGGCGTACAGCGGGGACGACTCTGAAGAAGCGATGGCAAAGAGACAGAAGCTTAATGAGGATCTGAAAGAGGCGCAGAAAAATCTTGAGGAGACGCAGTACGATAAGTATATCAGGGATCAGAAGTCTATGCTTGATGCGTTTTACACTGATTATGAGACTGCGGTCAACAAGCGTCTTGACAACGTTGACGCGCTGTTGTCAGAGGTTGCCGGGAACATAAACGACGCTGCGCTTGATATTTCGGATACAATTAAAAAGGTTGCTGAGTCGTTCGGCTATGATCTTACCTCTGAGATGAAATCCATGTGGGGAGCGCGGCCATTATCCGACCAAGTGTCAGACGTTATTACAAGGCTGGAATCGTCACTTGGTATCAAGAGCGTGGAAGAAAAAAACGGTTCGGATATCGCAAATGACAAGCCTAAGAATTATAAACCGCCGACGAGCGAAAAGGAAACGAAGCCCAATTCCGAGACTACCCCAAAGACGAACACGGAAGACAAGGCGATTTCTGTTGGCGGAATGATCAACGCCGGCAGCGCGAGCATATTCACATCCGCTTATGGCGGAAATGCGCTGAAGCAATATTTTGCGTCTGATCCGATATACACAGTTCTTGATGAGAAGAACGGATTTCTTCTTGTGCGGCATCACTCATTAAGCAAGGGAAGTACCGGATGGTTCAGAAAGACTGATGTCAAAGCGTATAAAAACGGAGGACTGATCGATTATACGGGACTGGCATGGGTTGACGGATCGAAGGCAAAGCCAGAGTACATTTTGAATTCGGAGAACACCGACAGCCTTCTGAAAATGAGCAACAATGCACGCGCGCTTTCGGAGCTCCCGATATCGTCTGGGGGACTTCCCTACTCTCTCGGCGTCGGCAATGTTTACTCCGGCGTATTCAACGCTGCGGCAGAGACGATAGCGTCTATTATTAAGACAATCGGATCCGACCGTGACGGATTTGGCGATATCAATGTTGAGAATGAATTCAACATTCCGATTGACCACGTCGAGAACTATGAAGACTTCGTGACGAAAATGCAAAGCGACAGTAAATTCAACGATATGATACTGGCGATGACAATTGACCCGCTTGTCGGGAAGTCGAAATTCGGTAAATACAAGTATAAGTGGTGATCGATATAATAAACGGAGCGGCTGCGGTGATCGGCCGCTCCTGTGTTTAAAAGGGGAGTTGAGATTGAAGGTTGAAAAAATGAAACGTCTTGTTAGCGAGAACAGAGGTTTGTCGGAAGAGAATAAGAAGTTGAAGAAAAGGCTGCTTGTTGTTGAGAGGGAGAACACACTGCTGAAACTTCGCTTTGACGACATTACAGAACGCTACAGGAAAATCTTACAAGAGATAATAGAACTAAAGAGAGGTTATAATACTATGATTTTTTCTATGCAAAAGAAGAATCGAGATTATGACAGACAGGTCGGGGAACTGATCAATATGATAAGGCCGGGCGGTGATACACATGAAAGCAACTGACTTTGAGTATGACGGGAAGAGGCTTAGTGATTTTGGATTTATCATCTGCGACTTCAACCACAAAAAGGGCGCGGTAACGACAGAGATCGGTGGGAAGATTAAGTTCAACAAAATAGCTTATCACAACGGTAAGAAACATAGTCTTGCAAGTACAGAGTATTCGGACTGTATAGAATTGACATTTGATATTTGCAAGAATCCAGATCGGTTTGATAGTGATAACCGTGAAATAACAGATGGGGAGTTTTACGACATTGTTCGCTGGTTAAACCAGCCATATTTTTTACGCATGGAATTTCGCAATGAAGAACCGTTTGCCAGACATGAATACTACAACGCCTCTTTTAATCTCTCGAAGATCACGATTAGCGATAAGTTGTATGGGATAAGTCTAAAGATGGAAACAGACTCACCATTTGCTTATGGAGAGGAAAAGGTAGTAAACACTACTATGGAGGAATTGGGAGGATTAGCCAGCGTTTATATAAGTCAGGCGTTTATCGTTGACTCTGATTGCGTTGTATATCCTAAACTCATAATTACATGTCGTGAGGCAGGAGAACTCTCCATAGGAAATGTAAACCACGCGGTTGATCCGTCCGATGCGGATGCGTGGTGCACGATAAGAAACTGTAGCGTCGGAGAGGTTATCACGATCGACTGCGAGCATGAGACTATTTCATCTTCCGTTAAGAATCATAATTTATGCGATGATTTTTCTTTTTCATTCTTTCCTCTTATAACGATTGACGACCTTATTCACTCAAAGTTCGGAGCGACGGAAGAGGAATACTCGCAGTCGGAATACTCGCAGTGGGCTGAGTTATACAAAGGGACGAATACTTCAATGCTACTTTCGCTTGTGCAGTGTGATATTGAATTGCATTATACGCCACTTTATAAGACGATACCGTAAGATCGGACGGAGGAACTATGGCTATCAAAATTAAATTTATAGGCAACCAGGTTGAAGTTCCTGTTTTAGTTCTCGCCAAGCGAAGTGGTAAACAAATCGGAAAAATAAATCCCGTAGACTTTAGGTTTAAGGATCAGCTCAATTCGTATTCAGAAATGAATTTCTGTGTTTACAAAGATGAGTATTCCTCTCACATTTGGGACGAGATTCAGGACTTTAGGCTTATCTATTGCCGCAACTTCGACCTGTGGTATGAAATTCAGGTTAGTGTCGAAGAAGAAAAAGGCACGGTATATAAAGATATCATCGCAAGATCTCTCGGTGAAGTCGAGCTGTCACAACTCAATCTCTACGGTGTAGAAATTAATACGGAGGACGATATCGCCCGCGATGATTATGTCCCAACCGTATTGTATAATCAAAACAAACCAGAGGCATCACTCTTAAACAGACTGCTTGGTGAGAAGGCACCGCACTATTCTATTGTTCATGTCGACTCTGAGATTGCAAATGTTCAACGCAGCTTCTCTTTTGACGACAAATCTATTTACGATGCGCTACAGGATGTGGCTGAAGCGTATGAATGTCTTATCAAAATCGAATGTAAATCCGACCCATTTAATGGTGGAATAATCAGAAACATTTCTGCTTACAAAATGGATAACTACGGGGAAGATACCGATATCCATATATCAACTCATAATCTCGCAAAGTCCATATCCACGTCTGTTGATACGGATCAGACAAAGAACTGTTTTCACATTGAGGCCGGCGACGATGAGATGACCGCTGCCGTGCGCAGCTTGACTATGGGAGGAGACGGGTATATTTGGTTCGTTTCCGACGAACAAAAGGATAATATGTCCGACGCATTACGTTTGCGATGGAAAGATTACCAAGATCGCGTGGCGTGGTATCTGAACGAAACAAAAAACAGCGAGTATTATAAGTTTCCGAAGATTCTATCTGGCACAGATAATATTAAGGAGATTTACAAAAATTTATCGCTAAGACTGAAAATAAAGTTATACAGTGACGTTGCGAAAAAATACGAGCGCCAGATTATGGTTGGCCCGGATAGCAATGATAACTGGATTTATATAACAGGTTATGACGATCTGGTAAAGTGCTATTACGATATTGTGGATTTCAAGCTTTTTCTTGAGAGCGGACTAATGCCGGACGTTGACATTACGGAGATAGAAACAACTGCGGAAGATGAAATCGCAAAGATACCTATCGATCGGGAGTTACACGTCCCGGCAGAGGAGGGTGATCTCGCCGGATTTGTCGTCGCCGTTGACGACGTCAGCAATTGTTCTGTTCTGACCGCAAAAAACGTGATCGAGTCCTATATTAAAAGTATTGTTAAGCCTACGTATCGTGTTACGTGTTATACAAACACAAATGAGAATGGCGAAGACGTTTTCTATACCATCGAGGCGCAGCCCGGCGTACTGACCGCCGTATGGAATGGTAGTATTGAAGTAACATCTTATACGAACAGCAACGACACTGCTGTAGAGGAAAACGTATGGGTATTGATTGGCAACAATCTTGAACAATATATTAACGACAAGATCAACAACATCCTGAATCAGAAATCTGAAGAAACAGATATCGTCGCACTGTTTAAGATGTCGATGGAGGATTTTAGTGACGAGATTACGAAATACTGTCTGTCCCGACTTACCTCTTTTAATGACGCGTGCCAAGCGTGCATGGACATGATGATCAAGATGGGCGCCCCATCTTCATCTGATAACGCAGTGAAATCATTATATAACGAATACCAGCAAAAGGAATTGGCAGTAGATAACGAGGTGGGACTGCGGCAGAAGGAAATCGCGTCCGTTGATATCGCGTTGACAGAAGTCCGGAACGAGATCAATGCAGTTCAGTCTGCTCTTCGACTGCAGGGTTTTATGGGCGACGAGCTTTGGAAGGAGTTTTGCGCTTTACGGAGGGAAGACAGTTACAAAAATGAGAACTATATTTCGGCTGGGCTTTCAAACAACGAGATCCTAAACATGGCGAAAGAACTCATAGATGTCGCAACAGAAGATTTGAAAAAATCAGCAACCCTACAAAAGAGAGTAAAGACAAAGCTAAAAAATCTTTTGGTTATGGATGATTTTGCGAAAATGGCTAAACGCTTTGAGGTCGGGAATTTTGTTCGTGTTCGTTCAGATAAAACAACGCACAAGCTTCGATTAGAGTCTTATGAAATCTCTGACCAAAACATTGAGGACATAGATGTAACATTTACAGATGTTGATTATAAAGGCGATTCGCAAAGCGACGTTAAAAATGTTCTGTCAAAAGTAGGTTCTCTCGCGTCGAAATATTCCCATGTATCAAAACAAATGTCTACTAACAATAACGGGAACGTGCAGAAGTATTCAAGTGGTGATGAAAATATTCCAACCGTAAATGCGACGTTATTTACTGGAGGTTCGAGTAATGGCATCAATTTGTCTCAACAAAAAATATTCAACTCTACGACATCGAGTTCTATCAGCATTGACGACAATGGTATTATCTGCAGAGATTTTGACACTATAACAAAAAAGTTTAGCGGAAGACAGTTAAAGTTGAACAATAACGGGATATATGCGACTGACAATAACTGGAAGAATGTAAATGTCTCTATTAACGGCAACGGTATAGTAATTGATGAGAATAGAAATGTGGATGGTCGAGACAGTAAATTTTCTTTGTCGATAAATAATCGCGCTGTGCGTATCGAACAGTATGCCTCTGTTGATCTGCGCACATATCGCAATACAATGTATGAAAGCGAGCTTGAGGCAGATACAGAAATATATAATTATATTAACAGTCAGCCTGCGCAAATGCAAGCGGTACTTCGCATGTCGGACAGTCTGAGGCGCTATGTTATACACCTTATTGATGGGGACTACGTGTCAGGATTCACAGCCGAATATAACGACAAGGGGTTAGGCAGCTCATTAAATTGCTATGGTCTGTTTGTTCGTGACACTATGAACGGCCAGTTGACTACTGTTTCCCCCAGTGGTATTCAGACTCCGTCGATCATTACTGATGAAATCGAAGCTGGACAAATCCGTGCAGGTAGCATTACCGCCGATGAATGCAATATCGAGCCACTGACATTGACATTTACACTCGGAAGCGACAATTCGTTCAGAAGTTCGACTTCCGTATCTGATATTACAGACGCGGCAAAGAACGGCAGGACAATTATTGGAACCAACTCGTCAAGCAATACCTCGTACACAATTCGCTGTGATTACGGGTATGACGGAAGCAAGTACAGCGTAGTGTTGTCTGTCCCTGTTTTGAGCAAACAATGGGCGGGGAACAATTTGTCTGCGAACTCAAGCATTTCGTTGCAGATTAAGAGTTCATAAGACAGATGACTTGCTACATTAAAATAAAGAGGTGACTTATATTTGAGTGACGTAAGATGTTATAGATACTCAGGAAATAATAACGCTAATAACGTTATACCATTGGATCAGTTATATCAGTGGGATCGTAACATAATTATGGTTGTTAGAGGTCTCGATGAAATAACAAGTAATGTCAAGGTGCATTTCACGAACAGGCTGTGCGAAAAGGCTATAGTGGTTGTTCCTCCTGCAAGTGATATTGATACGACTAATAATATAATTCGTGTTAGAATTCCGAATGACTTATTAAAAACACCGGAGACAATCGAGGCATATATTTTTGATGCCAAGTCTGGCGGAACGGGAACGACATACAGAATTAAACTTCCTGTGATTTCGAGAAAAGAGGGTGGTAGTATTTATATTAATGATCAAAGCGAGATACCGGATAGCAATTTTGAAGTCGAGACGCTGACAGTCAGACAAGACATTACCGCAAGCGGTGATATTACTGCGAAGCGCATCAGGGCGACACAGGATCTTGTAGCGAGTGGTAATATTTTTATAAACGAAAACGAACCCGTCGCCACAGAAGAATACGTTGGGTCTATGATTCAGGAAATGCTAAGTAAGGTTCTCGCGCAAAAAGGGATTCTCAGCAGTGGCTCTGTTTTAGATGTACAGGGAAACTGTTTTTATCTTTTGAGCGGAGGGAACACATACACGGACTTACCAGAATGGATCCCGTATAGCACATCGTCAGATAGGGCTAAGGCAGCCGGATATTTAATGTCTGTAACATACACGACGAATCAACTCCTCGTTTATTTTTCTAAAGAATATGGGATTATGGTTCGCGCGAAGACGGCCGGCGAATGGGGAGATTGGAAGTACGGAATTGATTCCGAATTCAAAAGAAGTGGTGCATACCCTGATGCGAAGAGACTCGGCGAAATTCTTTTCAACGAAACTCTCGTCATAAAAGGCGTTCTCCCGACAAATACTGCTGTTACAGATGCCGGGCACGGCGTATGGCTTCTGAGCGGCAACAGTACATATTCCGGTCTACCAAGTTGGATCCCATACACAACGGATGCTAATAAAACTAATGCAGCCGGATACTTAATGTCCGTAATACACACAACGAACCAATTCCTCATTTATTACTCTAAGAATTATGGGATTATGGTTCGTTTTAAGACCGCCGGCGAATGGGGAGACTGGAAGTACGGAATTGACACAGCTTTTGAAAGAAGTGGTGCTTCTCCTGATGCAAAAAGAATAGGTGATATTCTATTCGGGAGTGATGATCACACAGGCAAGACCCCAAAAATTCAGACATACTGGGATTATAACGTTTTGGGTAATCCAACATTTAGCATCTACGACATGCCAAAACGCTCGTTTACTCATTGCCTCGCGAGTGCGTTCGCGAACAAACCGGATACCATCGCAGATACTTCTCCTGTGTTTGTCTTTCGTCAAGGAGGAAATAATAGTGGCAATGTCGGGTATGCTTACTGTATAGACAGAACGACAAGTTATATTTACTATACGTTAACCAACGAGACTACTCAGGCTATTTACTGGCATAGGATTGCATATTCTGAGAATGCTATTGAATCATCCAAGGTTGCCGCGATTACTGCAGAAAACAAATCTGAGTATTTTACAGATGCGGATAATGCTCCTAATAACTCTATCTTCCGCATCATGAATACAGCAGAAATCGAGAATACACCATACGGTAATGGTTATAGTACAAGTACCGGAACGTACAATGGGACCGTCCGTTCTGTTGCCGGATATATAAGCGGCACGCTTTTGACATACGGAGCCTCCGAACCATACAGGAACCAGATATTTATTAGCGGAAATGACTATTCCAGCAATTCGGCGAAGACATCTGTTATGTATTTCAGGTCTCGGTTTGGAACCGATTATGGCTGGTCAGAATGGCATCTGCTATCAGATCGTGGCGCGATTACCGGAAGCAATGTGATAATTCGAAAGAAGCTGATTGCCCAATACCAAGACGCAACAGGGGCCCCAACAGCAACTAACACCGGAATCATTAACCAACAGAGAATCAAAGGAGATCCGTTTTATTTCAGCGATTTCAACGATGCTCCATTAAACAGTATTGTTCAGATTGATCCTGATTGTGATTCGACTGTTATGAGAAACAACCCGTTGTCCGGCCAATCCTGTGTTCTTATGACATGGTGCTGGAGTTATGTTCGGAGGCAGGCTGTCGTGCAATTCTGCGTTGGCTTGTCGTCTGAAGGAGGAACACAATCCGAATTCTGTTACAGATATGGTTATATTAACGCATCATCCAAACTCACATGGACAAACTGGGAAAATGCAAGAGCCACAACAGACACAACTCTTAAAAAGGCAGGGAGAGCAGCAGACGCATTTGCGGTTGGAGCCATGTTTAAGAAGGCTCCTGTTATCAATGGTATTCTCCCCACGGATTCAGATTTGACGGCGATTACGGAAACAGGAATCTGGGTGTTAGGCGGCGACAATACATATGTTGGGCTGCCAAACTGGATTCCTTACGAGACTTCTTCTGACAAAACAAAAGCTGCCGGTTATTTAATGTCCGTATGTTTTTCTACAAGTCAGATGCTCGTGTACTATTCTAAGAATTACGGAACGATTTTGAGGTTCAAGACATTAGGCACATGGGGAGACTGGTATTGCGGTATTGATACAAGCCTTCAGAGAAGTGGGGCAGCCGCCGACGCGAAGACGGTTGGTGGTTTATTTGATCGCACACGCATCGGACGTACTGTTGCAGATGGTACAAACGCAAATGATATTACAGAAAATGGTGTCTATTTTTCGGTAGTTAACTCTGAAAATCCGAATGGTACGATTCTTAACCTTCCTTATAAAGATAACGGTTGGTTAGAAGTAATTCGTTGGCAGAATTCGTCAACGCCTGTACTTCAAGTATTCTATCCGTATTATGGAACCAACGATCACACTCCGAAAAAGAGATTTCGCAAATACAATCAGGAGTGGACGGATTGGTATGATTTTATTCAGGTTGATACATCTTTAGAGAAGTCTGGAGCGGCGGCGGATGCGGCGACGGTCGGAGCTTTGTTTAAGAAAACTGCTGTTATTAATGGTATTCTTCCACACAATTCGGACTTGACTGCTATCACAGAGACGGGAATTTGGCTGTTGGGCGGCGATAATACTTATTTCGGAATGCCAGAGTGGATTCCTTACGAAACATCTTCAGACAGAACGAAAGCTGCCGGATATTTAATGTCTGTTTGTTTCTCTACGAGTCAGATGCTTGTGTATTACTCTAAGAGCTACGGAACGATTTTACGGTTCAAGACTTTAGGTACGTGGGGCAGTTGGTATTGTGGAGTCGATGCAAGCTTTCAGAGAAGTGGAGCAGCCGCAGACGCGGCGACGGTCGGAGCTATGTTTGACAGCACACGACTTACGGGGAAATCGTACACATATGGGACGAGCGCAAACGATTTAATCGAAAACGGCATCTACTTCTCTTCGACTACAACAGACTATCCAGACGGTACAATCACGAATCTGCCTTTCGTCGGTACGTCTGGTTGGCTTGAGGTCACACGACAGACAAAACAATCAAATATCGTTTTACAAGTCTTTTATCCTTACTACGGATCAAACGACAGGGTGCCAAAACGGCGCTTCCGTAAGGCAAATCTCGAATGGACCGAATGGCTTGACTTCACTCAGGTTGATACGTCCTTAAAGAAATCTGGGGTCGCTGCGGATGCTGCAGTGGTTGGTGGGTTCTTTGATCGTGTAAGAATCGGGCGCACCGTTACAGTCGGTACAAGCGCTGACGACTTAGTTGACAACGGAATATACTATTCAATTGTGAATTCTGCAAATCCAAACGGAACAATCATTGGTCTTCCAGACAACGACGGTGGATGGCTTGAGGTAACGCACTGGAAGGACGAGTCCACCCCGGTTTTGCAAGTGTTCTATCCGTATTATGGAACACAGGACAAATCACCGAAACGGCGCTTCCGGAAGTACAATCAAGAATGGACTCCATGGTTTGATTTCGGTAAAAGCTCTATGGACGTTACAAATAATTATTCCTATGAGATAACCGAAAACACATATACTGTAACTGCAAGTCCGACGATAAGCACTGGTATTCCGTATGTGTTGACGAGTACCGGAGACTCGACAGACAGAGCTGCAGATATTGCAGCCGTTCTGACAACGAATGGGGCTTGCGTACTCGGCACCGGCACTTTCTATATATCCAACTTGTCGATCGGCCCAAATCAGTCTTTACGTGGTAGCGGTATCGGGAATACGACCGTCCGTATGATTGACACAGCGACGGGGAACGCCATCTCTCTCGGGTCTCGCTCATCTGTCTCTGATCTAACGATTTACGGTGGCGAATCCACGATGGCAACGTCGAATGGCGGCAGAAACGGAATTGGATGGCAGGGAACATATATTTCACCAGACAATACAGGTAATTCCATCTATCGAGGGCAGCTTAGTAATATTCAGATTTTCGGATTTAGCGGCGCCGGTATTTTGTGCTCCAATACGTCAACAAATATCGCAACCGGACTCAATGCTGTCAACATAAATATTTATCGTTGCTGGGCTGGTATTTATATTCCTATTTACAGCGAATATCACAGGTTTACAAACATCGAAGTCGACGGGTGTTACTATGGCGTAATCAATAATGGTGGCAACAACATGTTTTCGAATTGCGGATTTAATGCAAATCAGATTGGATTCTATATTGATAACTCAAGTAGCCAGTCTCCTAACAACTCGCATGGTAGCGCTGTTGGTTGTACATTCAACCATTCAGGTGATAGCAGCGGAACTGCAATAAAACTCGACGGCGTTTCTGCCGGCTATGTTTTCAGCGCATGTCAGGTTTTTTATGGAAAGTTAGACATAAAGAATTCATGCGGTGTTAATTTTGCGTCCTGCAACATTGGAATTAACGTCCCGATTTTGATCAATGGAGGAGGGGTTGTTGCATTTAGCAATACAATGTTCAGATCCTCACCAGCCGTAACAAAAACAAATGCTCCGATTATAAAATCGATTGGATGCTATATTCGTGATACCGGTGCAGATGTAGTAATCTAATAGGAGGAGCTACAACATGAATACATTCGTTATATTCGTGAAATATTTCAATGCACTTCGACAAAAGTTGCTCTCGTCGATACGCAAACTCGCAAAGGCGTATGTCGATGGAGATATTTCAGAAGAAGACATCCCGGATGAACTCTTGGATGTTGTTTTTTATTATACGCAAGACGCTGTCATAAAGGAGGAGTGATTACGATGGTCGATAACGAAGATACTTTTTTCGACGAGACAAGCTTTATTGAAATGAAAGACGGAAAGGGAGATGAAGACGATGAGTAATAGTCCACTTGCGACATATCGCCGTATCACGAAGAACAAAAACAGTCCTCGCAATCATAAGATCGACACAATTACCATCCACTGTATGGCTGGTCAGATGACCGGACGCGGTTGTGCGGATTATTTCGCGACAACGACAAGACAGGTGTCGTCTAATTATTGTATTGGATTTGACGGAGACATCGCAGTAAGCGTTGACGAAGGGGATCGTAGCTGGTGTAGCTGCTCCCCTTCTAATGATCACCGCGCCATCACAATTGAAGTCGCTACAGATAGCTATGCTCCGTATAAATGTACTGATAAAGCTTATGCTGCGTTACTGAATTTGGTGACTGATATCTGCAAGCGCAATGGTATCAAAAAGCTTAACTATACCGGCGATACATCCGGAAATATGACAAAACACAAGTGGTTTGCGAGTACCGCTTGTCCCGGAGCATATTTGGAAGGAAAGTTCCCAGAAATCGAGGCGGAAGTTAACAAGCGTCTATCTGTTGGTTCTGATGTACAGGCAACGGAAACAAAGCCTAAGACCGGCAAGAAGAATTACTTAACCTACCCGACTAAAAATATGAACATCACACAGGGAATCACTGGTGACAGTCACACTAACCATTCTACGGGGACTCCGGCGGATTATCCCATTGACGATGGTTGCAGCGACGAGGGGCGTGACTGGTTTTATTGTCCGTGCGACGAGCTGCGCGTGAAACACATTTACGGCGTATGGAATAATAAAAAGACAAACACAATCTGGCTGGAAAGCACCTCTCCGGTTGTCATGCCATGTGGTGAGGACTACGTAACGATTCACGTTGTACATCCGAATGATGATACGATTGGCGGCATTAAGGAAGGGCAGGTATTTAAGCGTGGTGAACCGATGTTCCTGGAGGGCAACGACGGAAATGCTGACGGATACCATTTCCATATCGCTGTTGGTACCGGCAAATTCGTGGATCCGGGCTGGGTACTCAATAACAAAGGCTCTTGGGTTCATAAAACGACAGGAAAACAGCTCAAGCCGGAAGAGGTTTTTTTCGTCGATCCGACTTTCACGAAAATCATTAAAACGAAGGGAATTGATTTTAAGACATTGCCGACCGAGACAGAGGACTCCGCAGTCTCAAAGACAGAAGCGACTACTACTGCTACTACTACCGCTGCGAAAACAGATGGTACGGTAATGTACAGAGTGCAGATTGGATCCTATAAAAACAAAAAGAACGCAGAGGCTCTTGCTGCGCAGGCGAAAGCAAAGGGTTTTAATGTTGCGATAGTCCCATATCTCAAAGGAGATGTCGACGGTGATGGAGAAGTGACAGCAGCAGACGCAAGAGAGGCTATGCGAATCGCAACAGGACTGGAGGAATAATAAATGGCAAACTTAGTTAATTCTGTGACTGTAACCATTGACGGGACTCCTATCGTATTGGAATCACAGGACGGGCTTACATGGACTAAAACAGCGGTTGCACCAACAGCATCGTCATACAACATGGCCGGCGGGTATTATCCGCTGACTGTCACCGCAACATACGAGACCGGTACTTCCACAACTGTTTCAGGCACAAGCGATACCACAGATGCGACATATGATGCAACTCTCAGCCCCCAGTGTCGTCTTACTGTTAAGGAGACTTATCGGCCTACGATCAGAATTATTAGTCCGTCGAGCAATAGTTACCTGAAGACATCAACACAGGCGATAGAAATTGAAGTCGTCGATAATGCGAACGGCCAGACGACAGGCTTCTCCGGCATCAGCGCAAGTTCTATTCGTGTGACTTTCGCGAGCGTAAAGCTCGGCGAGAATTTTACCAGCGATTATGATGATTTCGTTGAAGCGAATGCTATAACAGCGATTTCCGGCGGATACAGAATAAGCGGTTCGTTTGAATTCGAGGACTCTGATGACTGGACAATTACAGTAAACGCCTCTGATAACGACGGCAATTCAGCAGTTGCTGCAACAACTACATTCACGATCGACACCGAAGCGCCCATGCTTTCTGTAACCTCTCCCGTAAACAATTTCAAAACTGCCAATTCTACATTGACGATTACGGGTACAACCAACGATTCGAGCTCCGGGCCGGTAACTGTTTCTGTGACTGTAGATGGTACGGATTTTGGTACGATTCCTGTTCAGGCAAACGGATCGTTCTCTGGAACGATTACTCTTACGAGCAGCGGAGATAAGACGGTCGTGATTACCGCTACGGATACCGCCGGTAACTCCACGCCTATTTCCAGAGCTGTGTATTATAGCTCTGACGCTCCTACAATCAAATCCGTTACTATGGTTCCCAACCCCGTGGACGGCGGTCAGACATATATCATCACAGTGGTTACTGAATAACAAGGAGGGTTTATGAGAAAAGGCGAAATCATTCGCGTGTGGGGGAAAGCAGACAGCTACGATCTTGTCTTTTCTAAGGGTGTGGACGACAGTTGGAATACTGCCGTCCCACCTGATTTGACTGACGGTCAGTATGCCACAGAGATTCATGCACTGGATGAAAACGGATGGGTCGCTATTTGGTCAGGAATACTATATATGAATGGCGGCAAAATCTGCCTACATATGAAAGAAAATAAGTATACGTTTAAGTTCCGGCTACATACTAATATCGAACCGAAATACAATAACAGTGCTGCAAGATATCGTTTTGAATTAAAGGGGGTATGCTGTTTATGATCGATTATAAATTTATTCAGGGCGAAGAAAGAACTTTTGATTACACAATTTGGAACTCTGACGACAGGCCGATTGTTGTTACATCTTCTTCGTGGGAGATGAGGAACAGCAGTGACGAGATTGTTGCGTCTGGTGAGTGTACTGTCAACGAAGACTGTGTTTCTCTGAGAATACCGATGAGCTCAACTGGCGATTTTGAAATTACGATTATTGCGTCTGCCCCACCTGATATTATAAAAGAGCGATTTTGTATCCGGGTGGTGGCGTAAATGGCAACAACGGGAGTAAAATATGCCACCAGATATCTCGGAGGAGACAGTCGATGGTCTTATGGAAAAAACATTACAGATAGTAACTATACGAATTACGGGTCCCAAGGACAGGGCACTGATGAACAGCTTGCTTTTATTGCCGGTTATGATTTTTCATCGATTCCTGACAATGCTGCTATTACAGGTTATACTGTTCAGTTAAGAGGATGCGGAAACTCAACACTTTCATCAAGGAAGTTTACGCTCGGATATCAATTTGTGTATGATGTGGCAGGTAGGAGTCTTGGGGAAAACTACGGAAGGGTAACGAGTTATACCGAAATTGGAGAAAAACACTACTTTACCCAGCTTGCAAATGCATCCACAACACCGGTAACATATAGTTATACAAGCCAGGGAACTGACTCTGGAGAAATCCAGTGGATGAACCAGCATTTAGACTATTTAAAAAGCGGCAACTTCTCAATCGGGCTTCCATGTGCGAATGCTTATGTTTATTGGGTTACAATGAGCATTGAGTATTCGACCTCTTCAACAATAACAACAGATGTCACGCCGTCTGGCTCCGGTTCTGTGTCTGGAGGAGGCTCATATGCGAGTGGTGCGACAGCAACGTTGACTGCGACCCCCTCTACCGGTCACCGCTTTGTTCAATGGCAAGACGGAAATACGAGTAACCCGAGAACGATTACGGTTTCCGGAGACGCCACATACACTGCGACATTTGCGCTGAACTCATACACGGTATCAACAGATGTCTCACCAAGCTGGAGCGGCTCCGTTTCCGGCGGAGGGACTTACAACCACGGGGCAAATGCGACGCTAACCGCTACTCCGGCAATAGGCTATCAGTTTGTCAAGTGGAGCGACGGTAACACGAGCAATCCTCGCACCGTGACTGTGACTGCAGCAGCGACGTATACAGCAACATTTGCACTTAAAAGCTATGTTGTTTCCACAGCGGTATCACCGTCCGGTTCGGGAACCGTGACAGGAGCCGGTACTTATAACCACGGATCCACGGCTACTCTGACAGCGACGCCTGCGACAGGGTATGAATTCGTAAAGTGGAGCGATAATAACACTTCCTCATCCCGAACAGTAACCGTAACGGCTGCTGCGACATATACGGCTACGTTCCAACTGAAAACCTACACAATCTACCTGAAGGATGACGAGGGAAATCTCCTCGGCAGCGTGACTGCGACACACGGATCGTCGCCTGTCATAACAGCAACGCCGACGAAACAGTCGTCCGGCGGCGCAACGTACACGTTTAGGGAGTGGAATACCGAACAATATGGTGGAGGTACTGCCTATGCTTTGAATGAACTGCCGGAGGCCACCAAGAGTGTAATTTATTATGCGCAATTTGATGTTACGTATGCTACGGCACGTATCATTTCTGTGACGACGACTCCAAATCCTGTAGCATCTGGACAGGGGTTCGTAATTACTGTTGTATTTGAAGAAGGAGAGGAGGAAGAGGAAGAAATGGCATATCGCGTGCCTTTTACAGTTACGAATACAAACGGCGAATATACAGTTACCACTACATCTGAGTTTTCGAATGTAAGAACGGCTGTATTGAACGATAAAACTATTGAGGCCAAGGTGGATTTCTGCGGGATGTTTACTGCATTTTTATCATGCCGTATTGCTTTCAGCGGGCAGGGAGTAATCAACACTTTGATTTTCAGCGGCACGGTTCCGATGGATGGTAATCCTAAGTGTCTTGCAATCACATGGAATGTTCTCAACGAAACAAATGTTGAGTTATATACTTTAGAAACTCTTCAAGGAGAGTAAGTTTTTACAGAATCGCACTATAAAATGGAGGTTTTTACTTATGACAGAAAAGAAAGTATCTACCGATACGATTATCAGAACAATCATTCTCGTTATTGCACTCGTAAATCAGATTCTTACCTCTATGGGTAAGAACCCTCTCCCATTTTCTGACGAGACGATTTACGAGCTGATTACTTTGCTTGTGACTATTGGAGCCTCCGCGTGGGCGTGGTGGAAGAATAATAGTTTTACGGCGGCGGCTATCACCGCAGACGAGTACATGCATGAGCTGAAAGATAACGACAAGATCTGAGCAAGGAAGCGTGGTGTAAAATGGGGGGAGAAGAAAGCAGAGCAGCTTGGGAAATAATTTCGAAGATTCCTGTCGGCACCGTTATCGGTTGGGGCGTTGTGGTTATGGGCATCATCGGAGCCATATCAACCGGTATCGTAAAGATATACAAAGTGTTCAAAAAATATTCTGACATGAAGCAGGAGAACGAGCGACAGAAGGAGCAGTTGATAAAACATGATGAGCTCCTCGTTGAGGTCAGCAAGTCTTTGGATGATATTAAAATGACGCTGCAGGATCAGAACAACGCGAGTCTGCATCATCTTCGATATACGATTGCGCAAGCGTGTGACGAAGCAATTCGGCAAGGAGAGATTTCTGCAGGCAAGCTCGAATCGCTTGAGGAATTGTATAAAGAATATGTTGATGTGTTCCATGGAAATGGTTACATAAAGACAATGATGAACAAAGTTCGTAATCTTCCGATTGTTGGAAGCCTTGATGAATAATCATGCAAAAAAAATGAGGTCACCTTTTGGTGGCCTCTTCTTTTTCGATTTTTGCGAGCAGGATTTCTCTTCTGTCGTTTTGTTCTTTCAACATATCTATGTATGGACTTTTAACGGATTTGATCTTTACGTAGCTTTTGGTCGCCGGGACAGAGGCAGAGGGTTCGTCAGTTATGTCTGCGAGTTCTTTCAGTCCGTTCCATGTTTTCACCCCGCAGTGTACAGCGATTGTGTACCACGCAGGCGTCCCGTTGTCCCTATGTGCGTCATACTCCCTCGATCTCACCTTTGCCCTGTCGGCACCGCTTTGCTTTTTATACTGCTCTTTAAAACAGGTCAGCCACTGTTCTTGCGTTACGAATCCAAACGGATTCTTCGAGGAGAGGATATCGTCCCTCGTCCTGCGCTGCTCCGGGAACAACTGCCGTAATAATAACGAAGCTTTCATCCCAAAGTGTGTCTGAATTGTCAGGCTTTTCGGCATACCGGTTTCTGTCAGATTCGTCACCGTTGGCGCACATCCTGTTCTTTCTTTATAGTCTAACAGCGCCCGGATTATTTTCTCTTTGTCCCAATGGACGAACCAGTCTCGCTGGGCTGCATTATGTAGCAGGGATGTGATCTCTTCTTTCTGTTTTTCGGTCAAATCTGTCCGCATCCTGACAGATTCGATGGCGACTGAAAATGCCGACGATGCGTTAATAGACATAGGTTTCTCTCCTTTTGGTTTATGGATTTCAACTACTTATGTCTATCGGGATAGCTTGAAGTAGTTGAAATTGGGTGCTGAATATGCTTTAGATGTTATAGAACATCTCTATTTCGCCGTTGGTGATCATGATTTTATCGATGCAGATTGACAGGGCGGCTCGTTTTTCTGTCATTGTCATTGCGTCCCATTTGTCTCTTAGGTTGTGTACTGTCTCGTTCCGTTTGACGATCTCGGAAAGTGCGGCGGCGGAAGCTTTTTCATTTTCGATCATTTCGGATAGCTTCTGCAGACTCTCCTGATTCTCTTTGATTGTTTCCAGAAGAATATCGTTTCCGCTTTCCGCATATAGATTATAGAGGCGTTTTATTTTTGACGCGATGACATCATACCTGTTCTGCAGCGTTTTTACCGTTGATTCCCTACCGAGAGTGACGCTGTTCATTTTATCCGCGTTGTCCATATCGACTGTGATCAGGTCTGTTATTGAGAACAGGTCTTCGAGGACGACAGGTTCTACGTCTTCCGCATAACACTTTGCATTGTCACAATTCGGATCTTTGATCAGGGATGCCTTCGACGACGGTATTTGAGAATAACAGCAGATCCTTGTTTTGCCGCTGCTCCATTTCTGATAACGCATTTTTGCCCCACACTTACCGCAGACGAGGAATCCTGTTAACAGGTATTGTGACGTCTGTATTCCTTTGGTTGATCTTTTGGATCGCTCTTCCTGTACACGGAGCCACGTCACTTCATCTATTATCGGCTCGTGTCTCCCCTGCAGTATCTCTCCATTGTAGGAGATTTTCCCTGTGTAGGTTATCCTGTCGAGGATCGCCGTTACGTGGTTGTCGCCGGAGAGGTGATATAGTTGAGATAGCTTTGTCGCCGAATATCCTTTCAGATAAAGGTCGTATATCTCCCGCACCTCGTCCGCGTGCTCATTCGGGACAAGAATGTTTTTCGCAGGATCGTAGTCGTACCCGAACGGCGTTCTTGCACCGCCCATCCAATAACCGTCTTTAACTCTTTCGTGCATTCCCATCCGTGTTCTCATGCGGATATTCTGCCTCTCAAGCTGTGCGAAAGCGGAAAGGATTCCAACCATCGTCATTCCATACGGCGTAGACGTATCAAGGCTTTCATTCAGCGACACAAATTCAATATCGTTGGCGATGAAGACGTCTTCAAAAAGATAGAGTGTGTCACGCTGCGACCGGCTCAGGCGGTCAAGTTTATAGACAACGACGCGAGTAACCACATGGTTCACACAGTCCGATATGAGCTGTTTCAGCGCCGGCCTGTCAATATTAGAACCTGACCACCCACCGTCTTCATATATACGGTAGTTATCATGATCCTTCAGTTTACACCACTGAATCAGTTTTTCTTTTTGAGCTTCTACAGAATAGCCTTCTTCTGCTTGTGCGTATGTTGATACCCTTACATAGAGAGCGGTCAGATCAGTCTCCATAGCACACCTCCGCGCGCAAAAAAAATAGGAGCAGACTTTTGCCTGCTCCTATCATATCACATTATTCAAGCAATTTCAACCATAATTTTAAATATTTTTCAGGTTGAAATACTATTATCGCGTATTTATACATACCTGCAAGAGAAAGTATACATGCGTTGCTTTAAGTATATTTTTGTCCGGCGTCTTTTATAATATGCTGTTCCGTTTCTTTTTTACAGATAGATTCAATATAGTCTCTCAATGCGTATGCATTTTTTGACTCAGAAATATAGTCCTTTGGCTCTGTTATTTCCAATCCGAGATAGTTGTATCGTTTTACGATTCTCATTTACTTCACCATGGATAGTATATGAACTTCTGATTTTTTTATTCAATTAAAATCCGGACATTTTAACCTGTCCGTCAATCATATTTGGATCTGTGCTTCCAAATCCGCCGTCGCCTCTGGCAGTATCAGACAAAGATTCAACCTCCTCGAACTCTACCTGAAGATATGGGAGGATCACCAATTGGGCGATGCGGTCGCCGGAATGAATCTCTTCTATATTTGTAAATTCAATCGTGTCGTGGGAAATGATGTCCGGAAGATTCATCGTGTCGTTGTGCAGTGCAACGATAATCTCGCCTCTGTAATCCGAGTCGATTACGCCGACACAGTTTGCAGGACGAAGCCCACGTTTTGACGCCAGTCCGCTTCTTGCGAAGATCGCTCCAAAGTATCCTTCCGGGATCTCGACTTTAATGCCGGTTCCGATTTTTCTTGACTCCAGCCACGGGATCACCATATCTTCATTCGCATAGAGATCGTAGCCTGCGGCGCTCGCGGAGCCTCTTGTGGGGATTTTTGCATTCTTATCTGTTTTTTGGATTTTGATATTCACTCTTGCTGTTTCTCCTTAATAATCTTTTAT